GATTGGAATTTTTTAATTGCAAGGTATGATAAGAAGTCATCCCCTTCATATACTGTAGATTTCTTTTTATCGAAGATATAATTAATTCTTAGCATACCCAGCATTTTCATTATAATTGCCTTTTGCTTTTGCAATGATTCGTAATCTACAGATATATTTTTTCTATGTCCCTTATAATTGGGCAATAACTTCGTCCTTACTGGTGAATGACCATTATCGAATGAAATATAAACCTCATCCGGTTCGAACCTTGTAAGATACATATGTAGAGATTTGAAAAATCCGAATATTGCCCCACTCGGTTTACCATCTGTACTTTTAAGTTTTTCGAACTTGTGAAAACTTTGGTGAAGTAAATTACATCCATCAACCAATAATATTGTTTTCTTACTCATCGTCTTCCTCCTCCTCTTCGTCTTCCCCTTGAACATCGTCTACTGGGAATAGGTTAGTATTTAATGATTCTAGTTTCTTTTTAGTAGTTCCAATAGTATTTATACCGGCTTTTCTTAAAAGCTTACGTCTTAATTCATCATTCTCTTCTAGTAAAGCTAAAAATTTCTCTTCTCCTCTACAGAGAGTTTCTCCTTTATATTTATAAACTCCACCATTAGATTTTTGTATAATCTCTTCCTCTATAAGAATCTCATTTAACCAATATATCTTATCAAAACCTACGTCATGGTATTTAGAGTTATTATATACGGGAGCAGCTTTTATAGTCCCTCTTGGAGGAGCAACCTTATTCTTCATTGTACGGATTGAAGTTACTCTACCAATCTTTCTTTCCTTCCCTTTTATCTTCTTCGTTAAGGATTTACCTCCATATAAACCTATTCTTTGAGAAGCATAGAATTTTAAGGCAGCTCCTCCAGGAGTAGTATCAGGATTTTCAAACATACCTGCTTTTAGATTAGTACGTAATTGATTAATATAAATCTGAGTTACTCCCAAAGAGTATAACATTTCATTTCTTATACGGAAATATTTATATATGGCTTTTGCTCGATTACCCATATCGGCAGAAGCATTACTCATTTCGGAGTTTATATTTATTTCGGTGTCCAGAGCCGAAACTGAATCCAAAATGAGTAATATAGGTTCATTATTTACTAGCTGACTTCTCCAATATAATGCCATAGATGCAACCCAATCAGATATTTTTTCTATAGCAGTTTCTCTATAGATAATTACCCTACTTAAATCTAGTCCATTAATCTCAGCCCAAGAATTAGTAAAAGATTGTTCAGCATCTATCCACAAAACTACTCCATTCAAATACTGACAGGAATATGCGAAATCATATGCCATTAGACTTTTACCAGAGGATTCAGTACCAAATAACTCAAGTATCTTCCCATACGGAATTCCTCCACCTAAAATATAATTAAAAGCTAAAAATCTTGAAGGTAACCAAGGTAACTTAGAATCATCTTCTTCTAAAGCTATAGAAAAACCTGGGAATTTCTTCTTCATCTCATTCAGAGAGGGTACTTTTATTTTCTTCCTTGCCATAGTTCTTTAAATTTATATCTTATTATTTTATTTATCATTGATTTGTTCGTATTGAACATCTCTGCTAATTCCATAATACTAACACCATCACAATAATAGTCAAACAACTCTGGTATTTCTTTATTTACCCATCTAGGGCATTCTTCACCTTTTTGTTTTCTACCATCTACTATCATCTGAGCCATATTCTCTTGGTGTGTACCCCAATATAGATTTTTATAATGATTATTTAATGGGTTATTATCTTTGTGACATACACAAGGTTTATTCTCTGGGTTAGGTATATAAGCTAAAGCTACTAACCTTGATACCGAGTATGACTTATTTCGTATCTTTACTCGTTTGGTACTATAGGTTGGAGTTTTAATCATTATCTTTACTCTCCTTTCTCTCCATACCTTTCCCAATTTACCAGCATCGTTCCCGTTAGGTATTACCCTTGAGTATATCTGACCTCTTTTAGAGATATAATATCCTGGACATCCAGGTATGTTATCATACTTTGCCATAATGTAATGTCTTTAAACTAAAGAAGGTGATAACAGAACGAATCTAATTACCACCTTCGAATGAAACCATATTACTAACCCTTAAATATCCGATTTGTATTTTCTTTTCTTTTTCTTGGGTTCATCGTCTTCCATGTAATGGTCTTTGTGAACTCCCTTTTTCTTTTTCTTCTTTGGATTATCTTCCTCATCATCACCGTGGTCTTCATTTAGATACTGTGAAAGTAAATCTTCCAACTCATCATAGGATTTGATTTGAGAACGAACTATACCCTCAAGGTCAATTGTACCTTGGTATTTCTTGTCCAACTTAGTTGGTTTGCAAGCACGAGCAGAATAAGTGGTGTCTAGTTTACCAGACCCTGAACGTATTATCTTAATATCATAACCAGTTTTTGGGTCGGTCATATCACCTGCCTCATCTTCATCAAGGTAAAGGTCAATAATATCCTGATATACTGAACGGGGAACTAAAACTCCCTTATCCTTACCTTCATAATCAACTTTGCTACCCTTTTCATCGGAATAAACTATACCGCCTATTACATATCTTCTTCTTGGTACCAGATTCTTGGCAAGTTCCTTGTCGTCTTCATCCTTAGAGTTTTTCAATTCTTGATACTTCTCCATAAATGGGCAAGGTTCATCAAAAGTAGCCGGAGATATAACTCCTCCCAAATTGCCTCCCAGGTAGAATTGAATAATTTCGATACCCAATTCTTGGTCATCACCAGGAGACTTAATTCTCATTCTCAGAGTTCCTTCTTTTGGATATACTAACCCACTACCATTTCCCTTAGATTCTAGCTGTTTCTTTCTAGCTAGCATCTTTTCTTTTGTAGAAAGTCCCTCTGATGAAACTTTCTTTTTCTTCTTATCTTTTATCATAATGATTAATTTTGATTATTCGGTTCTGAATAGACTACCTCATTCATACTCAATACGGTAAGAACGTTTTTCTCTAAGATCTTTTGAAGAGCAGAAGATAATTTATCTGTTTCGAATTCTAGTTCTTTACCCGCATACAAACCATAGGTAACTATCCTACCTATGCCCACCAATTCCCGATAGGTTTTATATTCTTCTGTAATCTCCCCACTCTTTACTACAACTCCTTTACGAGGAACTCCCTCTTTTACTTGTTCAGGGATAATCAAACCCGATTTAGTTTGGTTTACCTCCTTTGGAGATAAAATAAGTACCCGGTTTTCTGTAGGGCATCCAGGTAATTCTTGATTAAATTTCTCAGCCACAAGAGGTGAGATAAATGTCATTGAATAATTCATATTCTAATACTGTTTTTAAAAGTTAGTAATTATTTATAGTTCAATGGGTTAACCCTTTCTTAGATTCGCATTAATAGTTCTTAATATATTCTCCCGACTCTCATAAGCTTTACATATAGCTATGAACTTATTTGCTTTTTCTACAGCTTTTAAGTATCTCTCATAAATGGAAGAATACTTCTTGTTAAGATTTGCCTTATGAGAAACATATTCGTTATTCCACCTTTCATTGGCATCCTTATAATATACCCAAGCATTGGAATAGGCTTCATCCTTTTCCCTTGCTAGTAAATCTCTTTCCTTTATATACTTATCTCTAAGAGAACAAAGAATATAATAACTAGAAGGAGATTCTCGTAGCTGAGAATTAATGATATTCTCATTGATAGACAATTCTTTTTGAATATCGATTTCTAGGGTCCTACCCTCAAATTTAACCTTTAGTTTTTTTAGCTCCGTCTTCATAAACTTCTAATAGGTTTTTAAAGTCTTCCTTACTAAATTCGCCTTTACTTATAGCATTAGATACTTGAGCAAAAGCCATTTGATAAGCTAAACTCATACCAGGCAATCTAAGAAGAGATTTATAGGGACTAATCTTATCTACTAAAGCTCTTAATCGTAAGTCGCATAAGTTATCAGTTCCCCCTCTATCTAATAATACTAAGAAAGCTGCCCAATAAATATGAGTAGCATCTTCATAAGCAAGTTTCCCATCCTCATCAGTGGCCATTACTTTAAAAGCCATATCCTCTAATGTAGTAAGGTTAGTCTGTAATTGATGTAATTGGGTCTTTACTCTATTGAATAACATCTTTTCTTGTCCACTTACCTTTAAATTCGTAGCATCCAGGTATTTAAACAGATTCTCAATAGAATAACCCAAACATCCTGCAATCATATAGGTAAGGGCAGTTAATTTACTCGCATTTTGATATTCCTCATTTGTTGCCATGGTTTCATAAATTTATTTTATTTATATGGACATAGTATCCTCTTTCTTCACTTCTGTAGGTGATTTTGGATTTTCTTTATGATTTATCTTAAATTTACAGCTTGGGCATTCTACTACTCGTATAATCTCATAATCCGTAGGAGATTCTAAAAATTCACTACGTATTTCACAAGCATCGTATTCAAATTCGCAATCACATACTGGGCATTTAGCTCGCCATATCGTGGGTCCGTTCAAAATCTTTTTCATTTTCTTAGTTTTATGTTATTATACCGTAATATTTTATACAATACACCAACTGAGATACCAAATTCTTCTAGTATATCCTTTCTTGGTATACCTTCTATGTACCTAGAAATTAATAATTCTACATTTACCTTACGTTCTCGTTCTTTGCCAACAAAATAGAACCTTTTATCTTCTATACATTGACCCATGTTCATCTTAGCAGTTCCCCAATATAGATTACTTACTCTATTATTTTCAGGGTCATTATCTTTATGGCATACTTGAGGATAATGGTTTGGGTTAGGTATATAAGTGGAAGCCACTAACCTATGTCTATAGAAATTCTTCCGTTTACCATCATCTCCTACTAAAGAGTTAGATAAATAACCATTATCTTTCATAGCAGGTTTTACCAATCTCCAATTACCAGTAAATTTCGAATATAACTTCCCAGTACGGGATATGTAGTAATTACTAAATCCTGGTATATTACCCTTTTCTCGATTCTTCATATTCTCGTTGATATTTATGGATTTCCTTTTTATATAGTTCCATAAATACCTCGGGGGAAGCTGCACTAAAATTACCAATCTTATGGGTTTTAAACTTATGATATTCTTCCATGTACTCTTCTACTGAAAAGTCTGGTTTTAACATTCTAGTATAATCATAGCCTGGCATAAACGGTAATTCTTCTGCCATAGACCTACCTATTGTAAAATCCATTGATAGAGTTACATCATCAACTTGGAAACCAAAGTATTTCTTAGTACTTGGGTTACGTAGTATATTCCAAATTGTATATACTGTCCATGTATTTATATCCTTTGGTTTAGAATACATATATACAGCATCATGAACTGTACAAGCTTCTTTCATCATGGGTAATTTACCTTGTCTCATTAACCAATAAACAAGGATAGCTCCAAAATTAGTCATATTTGCTGCAGCACCTTGACATGGGAAATTAAGTCCCAAACGGATGGCATAAGCAACTTCTTGTTTATCATTTGAGTATATTTGTGGTAATCTTCTCTTAGTACCAAATAACTGAGTATAATACCCATGCTTACGAAGGAATTTCTCTTGCTTCTCTTTGAACTTAAGTATCTTTGGATGTTTCTCAAAGAACTCTGCCATTTCTTTATGGGCTTCTTCTTTAGTAACTATAATACCAGCTTTTGGGTCGGATAGTTTTACTGCAAGTAAAGCTTCCCCAATACCATAAATCAAACCGAATGCAATTTGCTTAGCTTGTTTTCTTCTAGTCTTCCATAGTTTATGGTCTGGATGATTTTCATCTTCATATATCCTAGATGCTTCTTCAATTGATACCCCATATTTTGCTGCTGCTATACCCAAGTGAGGGTCAGCCCCCTTTGCAAAAGCATCAAGATAAGTTTCATCACCTGATAAGTGTGCCATCATTCTTAACTCTGCTTGAGAGTAGTCAAATGCCATATATAAATATCCAGGAGGGGCAATCAATTGTTTCTTGATATTTGGGTCTACTGATGTCTTAGGTATCTGCTGCATATTTGGGTCTGCAGAACTAAATCTATTAGAATCTGTACCGTGTATATTATACCTACCATGTAATCGGGAATCATCTTGTACTTTTTCCCACCATCCATAAATATAGGTCTTATACATTTTCTCTAACCCTCGTAATTCAAGAAGCTTATCAAGAAATATTGCCTTTGGTGAATCTTGCTTTTTAATTGTTAGCCTAAGATTAGTAAGAGTTTCTTCATCAGTACTTGGTTTACCAGATTCATTATCCTTAATTACATCGAAATGAAAACCATCTTCTGAATACATCAATGCAGGTAAATCAACGGGACTACCCAAATTAATAGGTCTTATTAGTTCTTGTTCTTTTTTAGTTGTGAATATACCTGCTTTGATATTTGAAATTTTCTGTTCCCTTGATGCAATCTTCCGTTTATCCTTTGGGTCATTATAATCTAACTCTTCAAGTTCTGATTCGATAGATTGAATATACTTATCAATCTTTTCTTGGTTATACTTCTTTTCGAATTTCTTTACTCTTGGCAAAGCATATATTGCGTCTCTAGCAGCATCTATTTTTGGCTTATATTCTTCTAAAAGTTTTTTATTGAACTCAGTATCTAGATATAAACCTTCTTTCTCTACCGAAGTAAGTACTCGTGAATTACACATAAATAAATTACGGAATACCGAATACATACCCAAGTCAACCAACTTCTTTTCAAAAAATATCATTAACCTAAGAGTATAATCCGTATCTTGACAACCGTAATGACAGAGTGGATCCAATTCCTTTTTATCCCATGGTATCTTATCAAAGGCATCTTGCTTTTCATAATTACCATACTCTGGTAAATATCTTCTTACCATTGACTTTAAGTCATGAGGTTTTTCCTCGTTGAGAACATATTTAGCAAGCATCCCATCTAAACATGTACCTCTGTAGAATATCTGATACTTCTGATTTATCTGATCATCAAATTTCCAGTTCCATGCAACCTTAGTTATCTCATAATTCTCGATTACCTCTTCCCCAAATTTCCTTAACATCTTCTTCCAGTTCCACCCAGGTGAAGTATATTCTTTTGTTTGGAAATGGTCTAAGGGAATAGAAGCACCAAATCCTGGCATCCAAGATACTGAAAGTATGGTTGGCTTAAAACTTTTGTTGTATATTGGTTCTGCATTTGTTTCATAGTCACAGCAAGCATAACCAGTAGCTTTACAACAAGCAATAAGTTTTTTAAGCTCTTTCTTGTTTTTTATTATTGTATACCGTGTCTCCATATTTTAAAATAGAAAAAGGGACATACCTACCAGTAGTAGATACATCCCTCATTATTAATACTTCTCTTGTAAATCTTCCAGATTGGATGATAATGCTAACCAATCCTTCTTATAAGCATGAAGAGAATCAATAGTATGATACAGATAACCGGGTTTAACCCCAACCTCTTTAGCTACGTATTCCATAAGTTTCCATGCAAGGTATATATCATTACCAAAGTGAGTAATAAAATCCGAACTTCTTTGGTGATAGCAAATATGTAATACCTTCTCCCCCTTACCATTCTGACGAATAAGAAAATCATAATACATAGAGCAAGGAATACGTTGTCTACCACCATAGTATAAGGTATCATCATGCTCAAATATTGGTATAATTGCTTTTCTTGTATCTGGGTCTCTCTTTAAAAGACGAACTAAATCTTTTATTAATACTTCACCCATTCTCTCATTGTATGTGTAATCGAACATACCCTTTTCATCAAGGAATTGTTCCCATAAATCTTTTCTTAATTTCCAAGCTTCTCCTGGATTTATATCATTAGGGGATATTCTTTCTTGGAACTCTGCATCTGCCCATTCTCTTGAATGAGAGAATACGAATAACCATACCGGGTCTCCCAATGAAGTTAAGCAATATTGTTGGCAAATGAGTTCTTTAGTAATAAAATTCTCATTACCTTCAATGACTTTATTTTGATAGGTCTTTGGTTTTACAAGTTGACCATAACTGTTGAGTTCTCTACCCATTTCGGACATTAACTCAAAACTGTTAGAATATATCCTCATATTATATAAATATTTAACTGTATGACATTGTAGAATTAACCCAGGTCATATGCCAGTAGCGAAATACAAAATTATCAAAATCCTCTACCTCTTTCATTAACAAGGGTATATCTGGTTCTGCACCGTTCTTTTTAATCTCTAAAACTTGGTAATAAAATTTGTTTACTAATCCTATCCGCTTCTGATTTAAAAATTCCCTAGCTTCCATTGTTGTTCTTTTGTTTTAAAAGTTTCTTCTTATAGGCTTTACGTTGAGAGTAAGAAATTACATTCTCGGGATATTCAATATCTTCGTATTCAAGAAGTAATTCTTTTGCTTTCATTGATTTATATGTTTCTTCATATAAATCTGGTCTGAGCACTTTAAAACTTCTAAAGAATACCTTGAATGAAGAGAATTCCTTCTCTGTACCCTTTTGGAATTTCTTCCATATCTCTTTTATTCTCTTATTCCAAGCATTCTCTTCTGCCCCCTTAAGTACCTTCTTCAATGGCCTATGGGTATGATACATTAGAAGTGTCTCCACATTTCCGTACATTTGAGTCGCGAATAGGTTGATTTGTACTGACTGATCCGGACCAAATACGTACTCTGACATTCGTTGAATTAATAGGAAATCGAATATTAACCTCTTGGTAATCTCCGAAGCCCGAACTACCATTGTAATAACTGGGATGTCCTCCCCGAATCGTTTTGAAAAAGTCGCTGCTATTAGACATTGCTTTCCGTTATCATGATGATTGTTAAACATATAGGTTATATTGTAATTCTGATTGTACTTATTTCTCAGTACTCTCAGTTTACTACGCAACAAGTCAAGCTTATTAAAGTCTATGTAGTTATTCAATAAGCTAGTCCACTTAGTTTCTTTATAATTGAAACATCTTCCATAATCAAATTCTGGGTCTACCCAGGCCTTGCGTATCTTTATGAATACATTATACACTACTGCTACCCCACTATTGGCAATAGCCCCCTTTGCAAATAAAGCAGGCTCTAATCTTAGGAATCCCTCATTGAGTTTTTCCCATGCTTCTTGTGAGGTAGCAAATTCTAACGAATGGAGGGACTCCTCCGGATTAAGTTGAAGTCCCTCTAATTTATGGTTCCATCCTGACATGTTAATAATTAGTTTGTTGCCTCCATCTATTGAGACGTTGTTTTTTAAAGAATAAACCGAATAATCCAAGAGGAGTAAACCCATTCATCGCTAAGAATCCCATATAGAGATAGAAAGCTTTTACCAAGGATTCTTGAAAATCTATTTCCTTAGTCATCACTTGAGTTTGTTTCCATGGTCTACATTTAAGGAAATTTCTAGCTTTATTGAGTTCATAGATTACTTCCCATAGGTATAATTTCTCAGCTTCATGAGATAGTTCGTTCATCTGGTGAAAGCCTGGAGTATAGGAATTTATATGTTCCCACTTACCTTCATCCTCATAGAAATCCTCTTTACAGATAATGTCGAATTTCAATAAGTTCTGATAATCTGGATATTTGATTACCAGTTCTTTAACCCCAATAGCCATCACTTCAAATAAGTCTTTTGCTTTATTATAACTAAGTATATCTTCGGGAAGTATATTTGAATATACTAGAAGAGTAAAGAAAAAGCCTAAAGCATCTGCTTGTTCTTCATTTGCATTAGCAAGAGAATTCAATATCAATTGACATTCATTTTCATTGAACATCTCGATATTCCAACCATTCTTCTGACATAATTCAAATACTTCTTCGGTAGATTCAAAACCCTCGGTAAGTTCTTCAATTACCCTACCTATAAAGTCCTTGAGTATTACCTGGTTCTTTGCATTATTGATATCAAATGGGTAATCAGGTAACTGCTCTATTTGCCTATATCCCTGCAATTGTTCTAACCCCAATTCATACATCTTTAATAGTACCCCATTAGTTTCTACTTTAGGTACTGGTTCACTTGTATTTCTTATATCCATAATTAGTGATTTTGAGATGAACCAAATCCCTTATCTCCTCTACTTCCCCACATTTGAGACTCAGTATAGAATTCCTCTTGTTGAATCTCTTCTGGCTCTGTGATATAGATGGGAACATGTATGAACTGTACAAGCTTCTTGCCACATTCGATAACTTGAGCCTTATTAGAAGCATTATATACTCCGATATGTATCTCTCCTACATAGGGAGAATCTACTATCTCAGCTGTAAAGAGTAAACCTTGCTTAGTGGCTATACCTGACTTATTAGCAGCCATTAACATAGAGGCAGGTGGTTCAAGCAATCCCATGATACCAGAGGGGATAAGTATACGATGTCCAGGTTTTAAAGCTATATGCCTTACAAAGGCTTCACCAAAAGGAACATCTAAATCATAACCTTCGGAGTCGAATTCATTTTTAGAATGAATATGCTCTGGGTATAAATCAGTTGGTACATAAAAATCTAACCCAGCATCATTAGGGTTTGCTCTGTTTGGAGATATTACCTCCCTTACTTTGATAAATCTGAATCTGTTCATAATATATTACATTTATGTAAAAGTTGTCCAAAGGTTAATTTCTCAGGTCTGGAAACAGGTACTCCCAATGAATTACACATTCTTAATACATCAGTAGAACCTTCCATACACAAACTAGCAAGTATATCGCTTTGCTTTACTAAATAATTGGGGTTGTTAAAGTATACTTTAAACATAGCCCATATCATGTCAATTTTTCTCATTGCATTCTTTATAAAGTTCTCTAATACGTTTCTTAGGTACTTCGAATTTCTCAACTGTTTTGGTAATAATTTCTTTTCTGTCTTTCCCTTTCCGAATCAAGCCTCGGATGTATTTCTTGATACCAACCGTATCTTCTAATACATCCAAATCCTTGTATTGATTCTTCTGTTCTAGCTCTTTCCTTGTGATATTCAAGTTCTGAGACATCTTGAATGCACATAGCTCTGAGTCTCCGCATAGCTTACACTCTTTAGTTGATAGGTCATACCCAATACCGAAGCAAGGGTCTCCATTAGTTCCCAGAGTACTAACATCTATGGGAGTAAGGATATCTTGCTTCGATAAGTCAGGAAGTTGTTTCTTTTTCTTAGCCATTATATATCTTTTTTTACGTTTATAAAATGTATATTTCACTGTTATCTTCTATGGGAACATAGGAATAACCGATGTTATTTATAAATAGTTCCCTGAGTTTATATAATTCTTGGTATGAATTTCTATCATAGCTCTCTTGACATACTTTGACTACCATACCATTACTCCAGTACAAACAAAAGAAATGAGTAAAACATTCGGGGGTATTTTGAGAAGTTTCCAAGTTTGATATCCATATCAAATCTCTACAGTTGAATACATGTTTAGGATTATGTACCTCTCCCACAACAAGAGACTTAAACGACTTAAACCATTCTTTAATCTTCCTCATCATAAGTATAATTAATGTGTTTACAATGGGGACAGACCCATTCTTTTAAATGCCATCCCTTGATTTCTAAATCCTCTTTATGAAAACGTTTCTTACATGAATGGCATTGATAGCCATCCTTAGAAAGTATGAAGTCTAAAGCGAGTATTATTATCATAATAACCACCGCTGTAATTAAAATATATTTCTCCATCACTGAAAGCCTTTAATTTTCTTTTTAGTATTATTGGGTTTCCTTAAGAGTACCCAGCAATAAATACCGGATGCAGAGATTTGGATTATCTTCCAACCATCTGATAATAGAGTAGTTAGTTTATTATCATCCTCATCTCTGATACATATTAGTTTATCATTATTCATAATGCCTATATGCTTATTAATTGTAATCTTCTTTTCCTCCTACGGAGAAAAAGTAAATACTCATAGTACTTCTAGTTAACTCTTAATAAGGCTATGGTTAGGATGTTTCTTCCATAGCTTATCTAACAATATTACTTTCAATTCTTGTCTCTGATAATATTGCTTCCTATGCTTACCATGCCTATCTAAATAAGGGCCAGGATAATGAAGGTCATCCAGGTATACTTTCTTTTTCGATTTATCGGTTCTTACCAAACGACCAAGAAACTGAATAGATTTTTCCTGACTATCCATGCTTGCTGCATTAAGTAAATACCTAAGCTTAGGAAAGTTTTTACCTCGAGCAATGATTGTAGTTGATACCAGGATATCTATTTTGCCTTCCCTAAAATCCCTCATTATTTGTTGTCTTAACTTAGAGGGAGTATTAACATGCACGTAGGCAATATTATAGGCATCGCCCAGTTTCTTTTTAAAGAACTTATATAGATTTTCACAATGTGCAATATGCTTGCATACTACAAGAGCAGGATATCTACCTTGATTAATATTCCATCGTAATCGATTATAAGCCATGGTCCACGCGGAATTATTTTCGGTAATAGAATCATCATATATCTCCTTATAGGATATACAATCAGATTCCCAATTACCATACCAAGGTTTACCGGGTACCATCTTTACGATAGTTTTAGTTGAGTAACCCTTCTTGATGGAATCCTTAAGTTTAAACTCAGCAATCACTTTACCAAAGAAACATTCTAGGTTCATGTTCTTGACCTTATCCTTAGCAAGTTTACTCATATAAATGGTACCGGATAATCCTATACGAATTCGGGTATTAAACAATCTAGTGATTACATTCTGATATTGCTTACTACCTCCCTGGTCAGCCTCATCCACAAGTACCATATCTATTTGAGATAATTCCTTTTGATAGAACCTCATATTCCTTGAGATGGATTGAACCATACCTATAGTAAAGTTACTCCAGTTTAAAACCTTGCCTTGAACAAAAGTGATATCTTCTCCCGGAAGATATTGCTTAAATTCTTCTCTAGCTTGATTTAACCAATCGGAGTCATTAGTTATTAGCAAAGTCTTTAACTGTTTCTTATAAGACAAGTAAAGAGAAGTCATGATAAGGGTTTTCCCAAAATTTACAGTCAAATCCAATACTCCAATTTGAAAGGGTATATCTCCTACTCGATTATTAATCACAGACTTAACAGCTTTCTCTTGCTCTGGTCTTAATTTATATTTACCTATATTCGTAACTACTTTACTGACTTTAGGTAAAGGTTGTCTCATATCTACAACTTTAGGTTTAATCCCCATCTCAATACACATATCGTATACTTTGGGAAGTAAACCTATTTTAAATTGCCCAGTCTTGGTGATGTAATGAATCTTACCGTCCCAATTCTGCATACCTCTTTGCCTTGTACGTAAGTAGAAAGCATTCGGATGTCGAATGGCAAACTCATTATAAAGTTTCTGTGCGAACTTAAGAGGTAAGTCAAGTTCGCACATATTCCCATTCTGAATAATTATCTTACTCATTTGATAATTACCGTTACACCCTTAGTGGCTTTATCCATGCCCATTGCTTCCTTAAGAAGTTTGATATGATGTTCCTCATCGGCAATCAATTTCTCAAGGAAATAATTCACATCATCGTAATCTGGACGTTCCTCGTATTGACCAATTGCTTTTTGAATCTTTTTATAGTGTCCGATAGTTTCTATTTCGGAATCCCAGGCAATCTTCAAAGCTTGTTCCCAAGTAGAACCTATTTCAATTGTAGGATTAATGTTGATTACAGAGTAATCTTCATAAGGGTCTGCCAATTGTATGAAATCTGATATCTTATCGAGATGTCTCATTTCTACCAAACCAATACCCAACATCAATTCGGATATTTCTTCAAATCTAGAAGACTGTTGGGTATACATGATGATGGCACTTAGTTCTGAGAACTTGGCATTCTTCCAAATCACATAGAACATATTAATTATCTCATCAGGCCATGGTTCGATATCCTTAAAATCCGGATAATCTACTGACTGGTCTGAATACTTGAGGACATCAATAAAAGCATTAGCTGCATCCTCCACTCTGTTTCCTAAAAATTGTAAACCTTTCATATTACTCTTTGATTTTATCCCAAAGACTTCCCTCTACTATGGGTTCATCTTCGAGTAGTTGTTTATTCTTATTCTTATATAAATACTTATTGTATCTTTCAATTGCTTTATCGGTATACATCTGTGCAATGTCTGGTAAACCATTACACCATGCAAGAGATTCAAACTGAGCATCGATGAAGGTCTTATAATCCCAGCCCTCTTCTTTTAAGAATTCACCTACCTTTGCAAAGTGTACATACTTCTCTGGTTTATTTTCATAAGACTCATATATACCAGTTGCCTTAGCAATCTTACCTATAAAGTAATCATGTATCTCCTTAGTAAGTTCCAAATCTGAATGCTGTAATTCTAATTCGGCATCTATTTGATTAGTGATGTTTTCTTGCATAGATAATAACCTTTGCATAACATTACGATAATCAGTCATCCTTTTTAGTCCAGTCTCTATATACTTGATAAAACCTTCTCTGGTATCAAGTTTAAAATCCTCACAAAAGGTATTACATATCTCTGCAAGCTTTTTACAATTTGCCCATTCTCGGGAATTACTTTCGTTTATTTTCCGAACTCCTCTATGCTTTAATTTTATACGAGTTGCATATAAAATATCAGCAACGAGGGCAGCATCCCCCTTAGATGCTAGTAATATGTTATTAACTCGCTTAGTATTTTTATGGTTAGAAACTAAGACTGCTCTATGATTTATTGCCTCCTTTCGAGCAATAACAAAAAAAGCCTCAACTGGGAAATTGTCTACCTCTAAGGTATTTAATATTTCCTCAAATTGAGACTTAGTAATGTGAATACTGGGTTCTCTCATTTCCTCTTTCTATTACAATATCTTACATAAAGTGTTATGGTAGTTACAGCATAAAATAAAACCCACAAAAATAGGTATACTGCTCCTTTTAGTGTTTGATCATCTAAAAGATAGCATCCTAAAAAGAAGATGCCTATATACTCTACCATGGCTAAGCATATAGCCATATTTATAATCCATTCAATAATAAACTGTTTCATAACCTGGAATATCTATTAGTTCTTACTTCACCCGTTCTTTTATAGGCTTTATAATCTATCTCTTCGACTACCCCTACTGGATGCCATCCCCAAGAATCACCTGATGGTTTATACCACTCTTCTAATACATAATAAGTAGAAAACCAACCAATGGATCCTTTCTCATGGTTAAATGGGAAGATAGTTCTACGTTTAACTATCCGTTGTTCATTTAGTTTTGGCATATTTTTAATATTTTTAAGTTATATAATATAATAGGAACTCCCTATTTCAAAGAGTTTCTGATAGCAATCAATTCTTGATAACTTTGATACCGAGTATTATATACTAACCTTAAGACTCCCTTTTTCCCAAGATCATTGCAATCCTTTCCGTCTGGTAAAAACACCACCTTGACCTTTTTATAGGCAACAAGTTTGAGCGCCAAATTGATTGCATATTGCTTGGCGTCTGGGTCCAAGAGTATAATATATCTTTCGCATTGGGATTTAAGTAATTCATTGATTTGGTACTGACTAATAGCTTTGCCCATTGTGGCAATTCCTCTATCGCCCATTGTGAGAGCATTAAGTGCTCCCTCGCAAATGAATACCGACCGGTACATTTCCAATGCGTCATGATTAAAGATGATAAATTGTTTGCCAAGGCCTGTGATATCTTTATCGGGATTATTATACCTGGGACCTTTTCCGATAACGTTCCGAGCATTGTAATATTTAAGTTGTCCTTGATAATAGAACGGGATGATAAGGTACCCGTAAGTCGTGCCCATTGTTCCATAGCCGATACCAAATCTTGAAAACTGGTCGGGGTTGAAGCCGCGTTTCTTGATATATCCCCTAATACTTTTTGCAAGTTGGCTGTCTCCAATCGAAATATTTCTAAATCCCTCAGGGAGATACAGGGGCTTACTCTCGGCAAGTTCGATTTTCTCTTCCTTAAACTGTAGTTCATCAAATTGTCCATTGTTCAAAAAGTTAATTAGTTCATGGTATTCTGTAAATCCCTCTATATCCATTATCAGTTGAGCAGGAGAGGGATGGGCATTACATCGAAAACAATTAGTTCGATACATGGAAAGATTAACCCCCAACTTCTGTTCTCTCCCGCAATATGGGCAAGTTGGTATACGTAACCATCCGTGCTTATAATCGTAACCTCCCAATCGTTTAATAAAGTATGTCCTTAGTCTAGATTTAAACTGATTAGTTATTTTCATGTTCTCTTATAGCTTTCCTAATTACTCTTCGAAGTTTCTTTAAATCCTCTAAATCTAAATCGTTGATACAAGTGGTTTGCCAACCATTATGGGATATTTCTAAAACTACCCCATCAGACCATCTATCTTTTACTATTTCTATTTTCTTTGTTTTCATAACTGTTATTTATTATATTACGAATTATTCTATCACCAACCCCAAACCTCTTCCCTAGAACCCTTAGTAAAGTTTTATTTACTTTCCATTTAGTAAACCCTAATTGGATTAGCTCAGATAATAACCTATTATAATAACGTTTTATTTTAGGTATATCATTTATATTTAATTTACGATGTATGTTATCTTTACCCACTACTGAAATCAAGTTATTACCATCTCTGATAGATTGGTGTACATTTTCTTTCTGAGTACCCCATTTAAGATTCTTATAATGATTATTATAAATGTTATTATCAAGGTGCATTACAATAGGTAGATTATTTGGGTTAGATAAATAAACCATAGCTACTAACCTATGAACAAAAATCTTTGTAGACTTACCATCCCTATAAAGGGATACACTATGGTATTTAGGACGTTTCTTTGGTCTTAGTAGAGTAAAATCATTACTTAACTTTCCTCTACTCCCTCGGACATATCTTGAATATACGTTCCCAGTTTTAGAAACATGGTATCCTATAAATCCCGGTATATTATCTTTCATTATATATCTCCTTGCTTTTTGTTATACTTTTCTATATTAGCATCTGGATTATTAGAACTTTTTAGAGAATTATCTAGTTGTTCCCCATATATTCTATCATACTCTTTTCGTTGTTCTTTAGTAAATTCAGTACACCGTTGAGTTTCTGTGGAACATTTAAAAAGAGCTCTACCTGATGGGAGACCATCCCTTTGTACTACTATCTCAGTCCTTAGTATATCATCCCTTTCTTCTTGTTCTGTAGCATTTAATCCCAGAATTACTTGGGCATTTCTTACTATGGCTATAGAACCAGATATATCATTTTCATCATATCGGGTTTTTTTATGTTTTTTACCCTCTCTAGTAATATGGTGTGCAGTCCATATTATGTCAAGTTTCATTTCTTCGGCTAAGTTACTCAAGTCTATGTATACATTAGATATCCTTTCGAAATCTTCTCTATCACCCGCTATTGATGCAAGTTTACCAGCGTAGTCAACCATAAGAACTTTAATATCAATCCCTTGATTACGAAGCTGAATTATCTTCTCTCTTATATAAGTGGTATTAGTAATCATCGCTGGTACACGCTCAACTACTAATTCAACTCCAAACCTTGCAAGTTTCCTTAAATGCTTTGCCTCAAGTTTATCATACTCACCAGAGTATAATTCCTTCTTAGTTTTATTGATACTGGATTGAATAAAACGGTCCATGATTTGTTCTTGGCCATTTTCTGTATCAATATATAATACTGACTTCTTCATTCTGAGATAACCTCTTGCAAGGTTTACCATAAAGAAGGTTTTCTTTGCCTTGGGTTTATCTAGTATCACATTAACAGAATGCTCTGGATAACCTCCTGCATTAGTTAGTTCATTCAACTGCCTAAATGGGCAAGGTATAACTGAAGGTTCTGATTGTCTTCTAAACTGTCTCTCAGTAATATCCCGAATCATATATAATGGTTCATCCTCTTTCTTAGGTTTACTTTTCTGAAGTACCTTTTCAATCTTCCTTGAATATTCTTCGTATTGTTCGAAGTTATCCAAATCGAAGGAATCATTTAAGTTCTTCATCTCAACATAAGTAGAGAACTGATATATCTTTTCTTTTATGTAATCAGAATCCGATAGGGGTATATGATAGAGATTACTTATTAGTTTATTGATATTGGGTATATCATCTTTAGTTACCAAATCCACATAGGTTTTAGATTCTAGTAACTCTTTTAATACTTCCTTTAAGATATTCTCGGAGGGCATTCTGCCTTGCTTCTTAAAATATTTTGATATACCCTCGAAGATAAGGGAGTGTTCTATGAGAACCAGGTAATTGGATTTAATCCTTTTGAGTACTAATCCTCCTTCCTTATCTCTTAAAACAAACCGGAGTATCTCTAACTGAAAATCCGGAGTGAAACTGAATTTGATTTTGTCTTTAAACTTCTTCATATCTATATTGCAATATTATATAAACTAATAGATTTTGATAGTACCGAGATAGTTCTAAGTATGTTGACATCTATCTAGAAACTACTAATCCACTACCTTAAGCTCCCGAATATTTAATATTATTATTTTATATAAGAAAAAATACTTATATTTGCATAACGAATATTTAAAAACATGGGAAAAAGTAAAGGAAATAACGGCTCAGAGCTTCATAGATTAAAACCTATGCAGGAATATGATGAAGCTACATTCAACAGACTTTATAAAGTCTGTAAGCCAGTAATCAGAAATCTTACCCGTCAGATTGATTATAAACGGTTTAATCTTACACCGGATATTATCCAATCTTATTTCTGGGATAAGATGTTATTTGTTTTCAACAAATACTATGGTGAATGTACTGAAGAACATCTTAAAGCAAGAATCCTTGCATCACTTAGTACATTCAAAAACAAATTGCTTCGTTCTGCATACGGAGAACAAGCAGAGTATAATCAAAGCCTCTTTAAACTTGATGACTTATTCGACAATGACAAAGAATTAGAGGATGATACCGAAGAAGAGAAAGCTAAATCAGAAATGCTTGATATGATGTATACTTATATGAAAAATAAACTTTCTCCGGATGCTTATCTTTTATTCGAAGTATTAATTACTCCTCCCCCCTTCATTAAAGAGAGACTCGGAAATAGTACAAGGATTACTAATATAATGCTTATAGAATTTTTCGAAATGCCTAAGACTAATGAATCCATGAGATATATTTCTGAACTTAGACAGGATATACAGTATTGGGAAGATAGAGCTAAAGAAGAACTTAGATATTAACACAAAAGAAAAGGGGCGTTTCCCAACGCCCCCTCCCTAATTGATTTTTACTACGCAAAACACAGATTGTAAACAAATGTTTACTCTTAAACAATACAAATAATACACATGAGTTTTAATACTACTAAATAACTAATAACAACTTTATGATGATATTTTTTGGATATATCGTAATGTAATAGTCGGTGGCAATTTTTCAATATCCAAAGTTTCTACCGAAGTTTCTTGTAAGAAAGATTCCCCTAATAGGTTCCAGCTTACTACGATAGCACCATCTTGAATACCCTTAGTAGGAGTTCCTCTACCGAAATCTCCATTCAATCCCGTCTCCCTATTAAAGAAAGATTGGGGTCTAACATTCTCCCAGTTATTGGCATTATCCTGTTTACCTTTAGATACACCGAGAGCATGCCTATGTCTTGGTAAATCATCGCCTTTCAATTTAATAACAAAGTTACCTTTAGTGGGAGTATAGAAATCCCCAATATTCTGTAGCATCATCTCGTCTCCAATTTGAATACCTCCGGCCTGATATCCTATTACTATCCTACCTGAAGCCTTTGTATATTCAGCCCATCCTTCAGGGATTACATCGGTTTCCCATAAAATTATTGAACCTATGGGTAAACTAGCAGTATTCAAAGAATCAGAGAATTCCTTTCTGAGAGCTTCTAGTTGCCCATCAATGTATTGCTTAATATTCAATAGATTCCCATTTTCATCCTCTACCGGAAACCCAGTATTCATTTTCTCTACTTTAGTTATGGATTCTTTCATCATACTGTGAGTAGCAGTAGTATATGGGATCTCCTGGAATTTGCCCTGATAGGGTACAATAGCAAAGTTCTCATTTCTTTTAGTCATAGCATCTGTACCCTTACCATATATCCCAATAAGAACAACAGAATTCTTATTATTAGAATAATAAGGGCAAGCAGTCTCTACCATCTCTAGAAGATTACTAAGAGTCATACTATAATCCGAATAAATATCATTATTAAGTACATTGGGATTACGATTCTCTTCAGAAATTGGGTAGTATATATCTAGAGATTTTTTATATAACTCATAGAAACTTTCTGAAGATTCATTCCAATAAGCTACAAAATCTACTGGATTATCTACGGGTTCGGAGATAGTAGTGTGTACTGCAAAGAGTAATACCTCTTCCGTTGAACCTTGGGTACCTTGGATGTTCTCGATGGTCAATGTTTGTTCATCAGAGATAAATATATAGCCATCTCTTGAAATACACCCAAAATTTATATCGGGTAATTCTCCATCTTCAGAATCTTTAGACATATACCTTGCCATAATCCTATCCTTGATTACATTGGCATACTTACTTCCAGCAACTCCCTGAGGAGATACCACTAACTTGTTACCATTTATGGTAGCTGAGCCAAATCCACAGAATGGTCCTAAACCAGAAGGAGCAGCAATTGCCTCTGCTGCTTCCTTTGATTTAATAATACCTTCATACTTAAAGTACGTCTTCATTGTCCTTAGTATTTTTAAATTGATTCTTTTGTTCTGACATATCTTTAAATGCTTCACCTACATCCTTGAACTTTAAGGTTAACAATTTAAAGAGTATTCTCCATATACTATACCGTTTCTTAATACCATGTATTTCACATATATGTCCATAGATACTATCTATTTCGAAGCAGTAGCATAATATCATTATAGTAATGGATACTTCTATGGGATCTACTCCATAGGGTTCTCCAATAGCTTTCCCAATTACAGCCCCAAGTAAGATATAACAAATATAATCAACCAGCTTATTTAGGGTTCTCCTACCGGCCCTTGACTTTCGAATGACTATATCTTGTACTCTACTTGCAGATATACCAAACCATAAATCTGAAAGTATCAATATTATGGCGAGTAATATCATCCACCTAAGGTCATAAATAATTTGGGTACATTCTCCAAATAAACCAATCATTGAAGTCTTGAACAGAGATTGAGTAGTAGTCTCTGTTACATTGTCTATTGCACTCTTTATCATACTTCTTCAATTTTCCACATTTGATTACTATAAGTGGTAATGGTAAATGTCTTCTCAGAAGTGTCATCTGATTCCCATTCCAACTTTTGAGGATTAACGCTTAATAAGTCAGCATCTACTACCGTAAACTTAGCCCGTACCGAAGTATCGGCAACTGATTCAAAAATGTATTCTCCAGCGGTAGCCGTAGTAAATTCATATCCGGCTCCACCAGCATCAAAAGTAGTTACTTTGCCAACTTGTCTAACTCTACTATCGAATTCAGCTTTATTAGAACTACACCTAATTAAACAATATACTTGTTTAATGGTACCCTTTAATTCGGCATAACTTGGGTCAACGGTTAATTCTATAATAGTAGGGTAATCTTCCAATATTACTTGACACCTTAATGAAGAACCATCATCTGCCACAAAAGTATAAGTACCTGCTTTAGTTAATACAATCTCGGATTCAAGATTATAGGTTTCCCCAGTTTCATCACAAGTTGCAGTACCACTTACATTGACCCCGTTTTTCATTTCTTCAAGGCTAAATTTACAAGCTGATACTTCATCCAATACCTGATATACTGCATAAGTATCATCAATTTGGCTTTCGGGTAATGACCAGTTAGGTTCTTTCCACTTTGAATCTGAGGGATCTGAAGGAACTATCTTTAGTTTGTTCTGATATACAACTGGGGTATTCTTAACTACCCAAGTAGTCTTTGCAGTTGGGTAGGCTACAGATTGGAAAGTATAAGTACCTGCTCTATTAGTAGTATATACATACCCGTTTTCAGCATTGAAGGTTTCCCCAGTTTCTACTACTTTAACTCGGTAATCATCACCATTACCCGAAATACATTGTATTATTACGGTAGTTTTTGCAGAACCGTTATATAGAGTAGATGTAGATGGATTAATACTGATCCTATATATAGCAGTTTTACCTGAAACTACTTCAAAGATACCCACACCTTCATCAGTTTCTCTTTTATCTAAAGTACATTTGAATTTATAAGTACCATAGCTGTTAGCAATAAATTTATCCCCATTCTTGAAAGTCTTAGGATTACCTATTAACCTACAATATAATTCTCCAGTAAATGACTCTGGGTAATTTGAAGTTATGGTTAAAGTAGTAACTGCATCCTTCATAGTTTGATTATTTCCAACTCTAAATTCTGAGGGTGTACATCTTACCTTATAAGTAACTTCTTCTTGGGTTACTACAAATGAAGTTTGTTTTACAGGAAATTCCACAATCTCAAAAAAGTAAGTACCGGGTTTTGTAAATTCCCAAGTTGAGCCCGATATTTTTACTTGATCGGTGCCCACTAATCGAACATTACAAAGTTTCTCTGTCCCTTTATAGGATACTCTAGCTATCACCCTTGTACTAACCTTTAAAGTAGTTGGGGTTATTTTACCAGTTATGGGCTCACAAGAAATAATATATGAACGGTTATAAGTTTCCTGCCTTACGGTAATTTGGGTTATCTTAGAATTATCCCCAACGCTTCGAAAGTAATAAGTACCAGCCCTTGGAATATTAAATACCGAACCACTTTCATGTTTAGTATAACCCCAGTTAATTCTATCACTCGATATTTGATATCTCAAATCTGCATTCACCCAATCTGAGGTTACAGTTACCAATACTGGTACTTCATATACTTCTGAAGTAACTAAGTTGGGTTGGGCTGGGTTTACCAACTCGGCCTTAATCGAATACCCATCATTTACTACAAAACCATAATCTATAGTGAAGGATACGTGATAAGGTATGAATCTAGTAAAGAAACTTTCTACGGCTTCCCTAAATTTTTTAAAAGCCTCAGAATTAGAAGTATACCCATGACCAGTAAGTTTAAAACTTACGGAAATACATTGAGAACAATCAAAGGTGTTATCAAAGATATATTTACTATCGTACTGATAGTATTGGTCAAAGTGGGGATGACCTTTTATCCAACCATCATACCCATCGGCTTTTGCTGGGTCTGTTATTACACAGGTTAACCCATATAACCTCATCATGATCTCGAAAAATTCCGATGTACCCCTTATTTTGAAAAGAGATACCGAATATCTCAAGATGTTTCTTACCTGAGTACTGGTTAAAGTAAAAGGTCCCTCTTTGGGTATTATCCAAAGCTTTGATAACTCCTGGAGTTTACTATCCGAGTAGAACCCATTAAAGTACTCTGCCCATTTCTGTGCATCTATCGTGTTCCCATAAGCAAAGGGCATTTCTCCAAGAAATTGCCAAAGGAAATTGAGATACATATCTGGGGTTTTATCTATATCGATAATATCCAATATATTCTCAATATCCTTTGTAATATAATCTTCAAAATGCTCTCCACAAATTTCTAGAAACCTCTCTAAGATGCCTTTACCATTTACCTTATAAGTATCTTGGTCCTTATATTCAAAAGGTAAAAAGTCGATTAAATTTTTGAGGTTTATCATACGATTTCGTTAACGGTTAATGTTAATTGTGAAGCATTCTCGAATACTGGCAAATTAAAGCCAGGGTCTTCATAATCATGGTTTGGTTCAGATACTGTAATAGAATATCGATAACCTGATTGATAGCTATTGTTTTGGATATCCAATGAGAAATCAAAACCATTAGCTTTATCTATAATCTGAATAGAGCTACCGACTGAGCCAGTAGTTACATAACCATTAGATACTGAACGTACTGTAAAAGTAGTTGAGGAATTGAAGGTTATGTAGTAAGTCATAGAACCCTTTGCTTTGTTCAATTTAAACTGACCCAAGTTCAATTCTTTATTACCATAGATGGTAGTAGGCCAAGGTTTAATATAGAATTTAGTAAGGTGAAGGTAATCTACTGTTGATAAGTTATCTATTAAGGCATAGATATCTGATAACCTTACGCTTCCACCTATCTGAGCTTGCTCTGGAGAATAGGCATTGTATAATGCTGTAAGGATTTGAGTTTGTATCTCTGCAGTCTTATAAGACTTCTTACCGGTAACATCCATCTCTAGAATAATCTGAACCTTGCCTGCAGATTTAACCTTCAACCAAGTAGTCATAGGAGCCCTTTGGGATAATAAATTATATACCCTATTGATTAATTCAGAAGAAGCAACAGCTCCACCATCGGGGCTAATATATACTGTAAGCTTTCTACCGCATTCATAATCGGCTTTAGCTTTGTTTACCCCATCAACTAACATAGCTAAACTTTCGAAATCCTCTTTGGTAATTGCTACTCCCAAAGTCTTTACACTCAAAGGTATGTGTTCCTTGAGCATGGTAAAGTTTTCGTAGTTTGAACCGCCTCCAGCATCATAAGCATTACTTACAGTAGCATCCGTAATTGAGGAAGATATTACTGAAGGTACCGATGTAATGGTATTACTCTTTACATTACCCTGAGTACCATTGGTTAAGTAGAATACCACATTGGTTATTTTTGCTCCTGCTGCAGGCTTCTTACCAAAGGTACCATCTCCAAACATTATATAAGGATTGAGTGCCTCATCTACTGAAACCATGAAATGCTTATCTGTGGGTTTGGATTTTGCAAATGTATCTACTAATACCCAAGTTTCCCCACCTATCTGTAATGACATAGAGCCTTGTTCATAATACTTACCATTGGGTAGAGTACCAAGATGAATTATAACTCTATCTCCAGTGGGTATTACCATATTATTGAGAGCGCTTGCAGTATACTTCTCATGTTGTATAATTGGTACTTTACAAGTGGTTACATTTGAATACCAAGTTACGTCTCTGGCAGATAACCAAGAATTACCACTAGAATCTGTAAATAAAGTTCCTTGAGGTATAGTTAATTTAGCTCCGATAGAATTACCAGTAATACTTCTGGATAAGATTACATCTACTGTAGCAGCAATTGCTGCTCGAGCATGGTAATCTACCAAAGCCCCATGTTTAACTACCGAATCATACCTTCTTGCCGTAGATAGGAAAGTTTCCCTTGCCATGTTATCTACATAGTAGTGAAGTACTTCGGCAATTGCCGCAAACAATGAGAGGATGATAATTAAGATATTCCCCTCCGAATAATCCGTTATGAGTTTCTGACCTTGAGGGTCTTTGAGTCCCATAAGGGATTCAACCAGCTTGGCCTTAATCTGTTGATAAGACCTCTGGTATGGGTTAAGCCATTTATTTGTGATTCCCATATTATTGTGTATTTAATGAATTATCCGACCGGTCATAGGTGATATCGAGGTACTGACTAGAATTTGTTCCATTTACTACATAAGATACTTCTATATGTATTTTTGCATCAACTCTAGTAACTGTGATATTTTGGAAGGTTATCCTTTGTTCCCAAGCACCTATGGCCTGTTTTAAAAACTCTTTAATTATAAAACTTAGGGCTTGTGAGTTTGGTTCCTCAATACATTGCCATAGTTTACTACCAAAGTTTTCCTGTCGAAATCTCTGGCCTATCATGTAGTATAATATCGAACTTATATTATCTCTGATAAGTTTGAAATCTCCATTTACTGGGTACCAACCTCTTTCACCCTTTTCATTAGTTGTAAGTTGGATAGGGTAAGTTACACCTATACCAACTAAGTCTGTAAAGTAATTCTTTTCCATTAGTGTATGCAGGTTTTATCCTCATAATCGTCTACAACGAATTGTGAGAAAGGTTTAGTTACTTGAGTTACTGTAGGACCTGAAGAACCTGGTCCAGTAGTTACACCTGAGTGTACATGAGAATTGAACATACTGCGAAGTTGTTCTAGTTCTTGGATAGTTTGATTTAGTTTTTCGGTTAATTGAAAAATATTGATTACTCCACCATTTTCTCCAGTATTAAGTATCACGGAATCACCAGAAGATATGTTTATATCTCCATCGGCATTTATTACTATTTCTTTCTCTGAACGAACATTTACAGGTCCATTGAAATGTAAATTAAGTTCTCCGTTATCATCATCTATGATTATTAAGTTTCCTTCGGGAGTAACTATCCCCATTTTATTGGGACCATCCAGAGGTTGTGGTATTTGACTCATTCCCCAACCATGGTATTCCCAGAGAGGTTTAGTTGGGTCCCCAAATTCAAAAGTAACAAATACCGTATCTCCCACTTTAGGGGCTAAGAATTTGAAACCAGAACTAATTGAACCATGTTGCCCTTTAGGATATGCCCAAGCAAATACTCCCCCCATTACCTCTGGAACACACACCTTTACTCTGTTCATATGTTTCTCTACATCGTCATTATCAATAACAATGCCTCGATAAACAGAGTAATACCGACCAAGACCCTCTAAGCCTTCGTCGGTTATTATCTTTGCTGTTTCGTAACTCATACCATTATTTTTCTACATAGATTTGACTTGCAATTCGCTTATGCCTTTTAGCTATGTCTCGGTATACTCGATTAGCTATGGCCATATAATTAAACTTAACCCCATAATCTTCAGGCACTTGGATTTGTTTAACTGATACCTTGCCCGGGATTAACTTACCCTTAGAGGTAACTGTATTACCTGTAGATAATACTATACCCTCTGCCAAGGCTTGAGGATTATCGGCATTTACTTCAGTATAATAAGCCTTCTTTCGAATAAACTCAGCTTGACCCTTGATATCAATTATGTCCCCCTTATCATTCAAGAAATGCTCATTGTAATATACCTTCTCATTATAAGTAAAGTTAAGATTAAGATTCTGAGAAGTACTTAGGGCTTTTTTATCTTGCCCCTTTTTAGTTTTAGCATTAGCTTTAGCATCATTAGCTACGATATTTTGAGTAGATAAATCAGTTTTAGAAGTTACAGAACCAGACTTGGAATTGTTCTTTACTAATTCCATATTAGTTATATACCCTTGACCAGCGTCCATAGAATGAGTACATTGTTTTATATACCAAAGCCCTGACCAACGTTTTCCTACATTATCTATACGGATTATTTGAGAAGTTGCTAGCATAGGTCTACCTACTACCTGAAGTTGACATACTAACCTTTTCTCAGTTTGCTTTAAACCACCATTGGCATTAGCATTAGCTGCCCAAGCATACTTATCGGCACCACCGTATCTACTAAATAAATTATGGTAAAGTTTATAAAGAGGTACCTTGAGATTTACCCTTTTCATATGTCTTACCTTAACCCTCTTACCATATTGATCTTGACCATAACCCTTAGTAGTATCAACTTCCATATCGGATAATACTTCAGTATAGGGGTCTTTCTTTAAAGCTTCGAAACCTCTCTCTGAAGCAGGTAATATTCCAGCTTGAAAATTGATACCAGAAGCTATACCCGCTCCTGCTTGTTTAGAGGTATAACCCTCTGGGTCATAATCTAAGGGGTCTACATACTCTTCTACCATAAATTCCATACCATCTTCATCTTCGAAAAGATACATTTCGCATTCTAATAGCTTCTTAAGATTAGCTTCTAACTCTTTACCATTCTTAGAGTTTCTTAGCACTTGCTTAAGGGCATTCTTCTTATCATCAGGTAACTCGTTGGCTGCTTGATTAATGGTAGCTCGTACTTCTTCGGTAGACATTTCATCAAATCTCCTTTGCTTACCTGCTTCATAAGCACCTACTGGACCCACTGCTTCATATTCTTCTACTCTCTTTTTATATTCTGCAGTTTTTTCCATGTTATACTGAAGCTGAGTGTCCCAAGCATCCATTACCTCTGTAGGAGTAGTAGGATGACTTCTATAATCTTCAAACCCATTGCCAGTAATATTAGACACCATAAGGTTATCTACCTGAGCCACAGGAGGTCTTAAAGCTAATGGAGGTTTATCCTCTGGCTCATTTATATTAGTTGATAATACCGATAAATCTTTACTATCTGGGTCTAGAGATGGAGCTAATACTGCTTTAACTCTTTTAGTTATTTTCTGAGTAGCAAAAGATACTCTAAGTACTTCCCCATTCTCTCCTTGATATGTATAAGTACATACCGGTTCTTCATGGAATTTCCGATTATGTATATAGATAACACCATCCCTTGAATCCACATACCATGGCCCATTAGTATACCCTTTCATCTTCTGTTCTAATTGAACTAAGACGTTCTTGCCCACTAATCCAAAGTCACTATCAATTAAAGCTTTCAAGTCTTCTGGCATAGCTACTTCTGCTACTCCACTGTATTTGTTAGCATAGAGTACTTTACCAGTAGTAGTACGGGTATTTTCTGTGGGTACTTGTAGTGACTCGTATACTTTATTACTTATTATCTGTTGTTCCATTACTGAAATATTTCTATGATTACACCAGTAGCATTCCCACAACCATTGTCTAAATAGGTAGATAATTTATAACCTTCCATGTCCGAATGAACATAAGCAGGCTGATATCTTAAATCCCCTGAAGAATCAATGCACTTAATAGTTACATGAGTACCTGTAGAATCGAATACTGCCTCGAACTCTCTTACCTTAATTATCTTCACAGGTCCAGATATGAATTGGCCATCGGGATATATGTAACCCCATTGAAGGCATATCTGTTGGTTCTCTTGAATCTCAGCAATGTCTACTGTATCAGGATTACCCGTATCAAAAGTAAGAGTAGCCAAGTTTTCTTTTTCTTCATCGTATCTATAACTCCAGGTACTTATATACGCTCCAAGGGGTATACCTGTAATGGGATTCATTATAGGCATACCTCCAAAATTGAAAAGAGCCAAATAGGGTTGGCCCATTCCATTATATAATATAGGTTTCTGTTTAGCTGCCATAAGTCGGTATTCTTATTAGAGTTCCCATTTCTAATTCCTTAAAAGGATTCAGTATCTTATTAGCTTCAGCTATAATGTACCACTTACCAGAATCACCATAGTACCTGAAAGCAATGTTCTGCAAGGTTTCCCCATCTTTAACGGTATGTTGAATATCGTTAGAGGATTCCGGTACTACTGGAGGTTTAGCTTCTAAGGAATAATCCCCATCGTTATACTTCAGAGCATAGGCATTATTATATGGGCTAGCCCCCTTTAGATATTGGTTAACATCAATCATATTTAATACCTCCTGTCTTTTTAAGTGAATCGGAATTTATAAAATCTCCATAGGATAAGTTATATGCACTTACTCTCTTGAAAATCAATTCTTGAGTTGCTGCTGCAGGCAATAACCTACCATTACCAAAAGTAGCTGGCTTTCCGGGTATCCTTATTCGATAACCGTTCTGAAAGTTCTTCAGAGTATAAGTTGCTGAGGTAAGGATATAATTGTGGTTATCGAATATACCAGAATCTCCCCACTCAATCTTAACAATCGGAGGAGCAGCCTGATAACCATTAGATTTTGACCATGCTTCTAATAACCTACATTTATTAATTACCTCTTCAGGATTTTCTGGGTCATTACAGTACCAAGATACATTGAATTGAATGATGTCTTCAGCACCAGTAAAGTGATACATTGGTACATTGCGGCCCATTGATTTAATGGTTGCCCATGTAGTTTCTCCTCGGAAGTCTAATTCTGGAGGTCTATTCTGTAGGGTAATATATTGAGTAGGGTTAACAGTCATGTTATATATCCTTACCTCATTCTGATATATAACATCTGCTTTAGCCTCAAAGTTTCTGTAATTAGTGGTATTCTTATTCCCTTTTGCTGGGTCTACTCCCTCACTCTCCTCTAATCTCGGGAATTGTAATTCCATTCTCCATTTAGCCTGGAGTTGTTTGTTTAGAATAGGGTTCTTAGACGATATTTGAGCTTCTCCGATTACTCCATTGGGAGTATAGAGTTTACCCTTTTGAGCATCATCTTTGGGAAGAGTAGAAAGAGTTCGATTGAGTAATATCCGAGCTCTCCATAGCTTATTTAAGGGACCAGTAAGAACACCTGCCGTATCTCTTGTAAGGTCATTGTACTTTTCAACAACCTTACCTGCTGCTTTATTTAATACTCTAGCCATAGTGTTTTAGTTTTATATTCCCATTACAAATGCAGCTCCAGTAAAATCTTGTTGAGAACCTGGAGCATAATCTCCAACTGCTTGACCATCTACTGAGATATTGATACGAGAATCTCTCATGCCTTCCTTGATAGCTAATCTAACAGCATTAATAAATCTCTCTTCATTCTGGGCTCTAATGGTAGTTGGGTCTTCTTTCTCTTTATTCTGAGCTTCAGTATTCCTATCTACTGAATTACTAAGGTAACTAATACCCTCAATTAATAAAGGAAGACCTACAGTAATTGCTAATCCCCAGGGTCCACCGAGTAATCCCATAAGTCTACCACCTATAGAGGTTAAACCCTTTATAGCACCTTGCCTAGCCACTTGACTACCAACTTGGGCACCTGCTCCAGCTAAAGCCCCTCCAGCTAAATTACCCGCCATAGTAGTTGCTAATGGTACTCCAGGATTTGGTGTCTTAACATATCTTCCGGTTTTAGTGTTATAAAATCTACCAGCAGAATTCATACCGATACCGCTTGACATCATTTGGAGTTGAACCATGGTTCTCATAAGGTTAACCATTCTTACCATGTGTGCTTCCATAATGGCAAACTGAGTATTAGTTTTTATTGCTGCAGCAGACATACCTTCAGTAGAAGCAGTAGCAATAGTCTGTAAATACCCAACAGACCTAATAATACCTCTTACAGTATTAAATCCTGCAACAATAGTACCTACTACTACTGCAGTAGCTCCTACCCTAAGACCAAAACCTCCAACCCAAGTTTCTGAGATAGAATTAATTACTTTGATTATAGAGTTACCCACATTTAGTACTGGGGTAAAGATTCTACCCAAAGCTGCACCTGCGGTAACTGTTAAGTTCTCTATACTTGATTCGAATTGGTCAATTACACCTGCATCAGTTTTAAGACGTTCTTCATTGAGTCGATTTACTGCCCCAATGTTTTGGTCATAAGTAGCAAGTATCTTACCCATCTTATCTCTACCAGAAGCAATATCCCTAAGTACGGGGAGCATACCACGATTACCACGAACTCCAAAGATATTGAAGAAAGTTGGTGTTTCAATTCGTGAAGGTAAATCTACTGCCGCCTTAGCAAACTTCTGATAGATAGTATAAAGGTCTATAAGATTACCCTGAGCATCGAAGAATTCACCTGGACTTAAGCCCAGGTCTGCTAAAGCGTTATAGCCTTTCTTCTTTTGGTTAACAAGAGAGAGTTGTAAGTAACGAATCATATTGGCCAGTGAGGTACCTGCCATAGAACCCTGTATACCCATATCACCCAATACACCAATAGCAGCAGCGGTTTGCCGAAGGTCTACTCCAGCAGTTGCCATATCTGCTCCTACATAAGATATGGACTGGGCTAAGTCTGTTAAAGATATATTTGCATTAGTAACTGCAGTATATAAATCATCTGTTACTCTAGCGGCTTCCCCCATTGGGATTTGGTACATTGACATGATATTAGTCATCAAGTCAGCTACACCACCTTTCTGTCCCACTGGCATTGTAAAGATTGAAGCCAGCTTAGATGCTGGCCCAATCATCTCTTTAATAGCATCGAATTTATTACCCGCCATAGCCAGGTATCTTTGTCCTGATGCAACATCCGAAGCCGTAAGAGGAGTTATCTCATTGACGTCTTTTGCCAATTGTAACATTTCTCTTTGTTCTGCAATGGTAGCACCAGCAATTTTCGAAGCAGTCCAAACTTCATTCTGAACACCCGCAGAGTATTTATAGGCCCTTGCCATTCCCCCTACGAGCTGCATTCCGAAGTCCATTGTATTAGAAGCTGACATCTGTATACCTCTATTCCAGGTATTCATATCATTCATCATTGTTCTGAATGACCCAGATATCTTGCCAGCTTCTTGAGAGAATCGGTCTTTTAAAACCATGGCAACACCGACCTCTACTATACTCCTACTGGTATTCATAATTTATTTTCTTTTCTTTAATTGTTTATAATATTGCTCGGCCATTTCCTTGAATATTTTCCTTATTCGATACGGAAGACGTAAAAAGCCGAAATAGTCTAAGGCTATCTCGGCTCTGGTGATATAAACAAAATCACTCTCTAACATTACTCTTCCGTCAGGTAGAAAAAATTCGGTGCCCAAACTATAGGATAAGTTCTTTCCTCTCCAGTGGTTGGATTAGTGATGTGAGACTCACCTTTGAAAATGGGGTCCATAGATAAGATATACTTTCTCATCTCAGCCATATCCTTTGCAGTAAACGGAGTAAAGTTTTCTACCTTCTCCCAACTACCATCGACCTCTAAGTGAAGATTACGGCAAAGAAGAGGAGCATTCTTAGTTTGCTTATCCAATGGCAACTTCATGAAATCTTGTTCCCCCTTACCCGTCATACAATCGAATTTAATCTTCTTGCCAGAGGAGAGAACATATTCATGGTTTATCAATCTAACCCCTTCTGGATAGTAAGGGATAGCATCGGGCTTTTGATTCAAATCATCCTCAGTTGGAGCAGTACCGTAATCGAAAAGGAACTCATGAAGGTCTTGGCCATAAGTAACTTTACCTCCATTCTCTTTGCCCCAATCATATTCAAATTCTACCTCATCCCCCAAAGAGAAGATACGAGAATTAAAGATAATAGCATAGCGGTCATTGACCGGTAAGTTAAGGGCATCATCTATGGTTAATTTCCCATTGGGTGTAGCCGTAGTTCTAATTACAATTGCTGCAATGAACTTGGTAAGGTTCATCAAAGTCTTCATGTCTGAAAGGTTACTGAGGATATCCTCATCAGCACCATTCTGTTCTCTGATTTCATATTCGTAACCAGAGGGTCCGGTAAATCTAAATGTTCTAAATTCCATAATTTGATATATTTAATGTTTACAAATGTTCATAGTACTCCGTATAACAACAAGAAAGGGGTGAGCTCCTATCACAGGAATCCCACCCCTCCACCGAATCTTAGTGAAAATAGACTAAGGAATTAGTATTTATCTGCAGTACCAACTGAGAACTCTATGGACTCAATGGTATTCTCTGAAGCCATTCTGTCCAAGTCTAAGCCGGTAATCTTACATGGCCATACCTCTTCGAAGACATGGGTATTAAGAACTGAGACTCCATCTTCGGCAAGTTCGTTTACAATTGCCGTTTCCCAGTATTGGCTTGGTACTAAACCACCACCAACTATGTGGTCCTGGCAAGAGTATAGCCAATCATGAAGCCATGTATCGGAACCTGCAGTAGTCATAAGTTTCTCTACGATAAGATTACCTATAGTAACCCTACCTGCAGTTTTAACGTCTCTATTGACGTCCCCATGAGCAACCTGGTCAATCTCAATATCCGGCAAAGTACAACTTTGAAACAGATAAGTATTGATAGGGTGTTTGGGGAACATGATGCTCCACAAGAATTTCTTCCGTGGGTTTTTTACTTTTGCTCCCATCGTTATATGTTTATAGGTTATTACTTGTTTCTACGATTGATACAGATTTGGATGCCGCATCAATTACAATCTCCATAGTTACTTCTTGCATAGGAACTACATCCTTATACTTAAGGATAGCACGGTACTTACCTTGACGGGCATCTGCCTCGGTATTAACTGAAAGGTCATCCCAAGAAGTTGCATCTTGGTCACCCATCCAGGTATACTCGGTCATGGCATCTTCATCTACCAATGAATCCAGTGTAGGTTTAACCTCCAACCAGATTCTCTTCCAAGTATTCCAAACGTTTGGTTCTTCGATATACTTGTTGAGTACCGGGCGAAGGAACTTCTTCAAATAAAGATTCAGTCTTACGATTGAAAGGAATCTTTCAGAATCCTGTTTTACTTGAGAAGAGAAGCAATGCCATAACATGGTTTGCTTACCTGCATCTGGGGTATCTTTGATTACCATCTCATTGATATAATTCTGAGCAAGTGTGTTCAGTTCATTATATCGAGAAGGTGAACCATAGTTCGGGCATACTGGTCCAACTGCATCTCCAATAACCCCTCGGTTCATACCAGCAAAGGATTTCCAAGGACCATATTGAGTAGCAGAGGCATCTCCCAAACCAACAATAGTACCCACTACATCGGAATCCTGAAGATTACCGTTTTCGTTGTAGTACTTAAGTCCACCACCAAAGTAGGCAATGTACTTAGAGTTACCTACAGTACCAAGGCAAGTCTGTACCCAAGTTACCTGAGCTTTGTAATCTCTTGCCTGAGTACCTTGAGTATAATGGGTTAAATGTTTGGGAACTTCGATATACAGTACCCATTCCATCAATTCCTTTGCCATATCTGCAGCAGCCTTATATACCTTGAGTACATCTGAATCGGTAGTAAGGTGTTGAGAGATATGTGAAATAAATAATTGGTAGAAGTCGGTGTAATCTTTTACCAAATCCAAGGAAGTAATCCATTCTTCGGCAGTTGGAGTGGAACCTGCACTACCGATAGTACCATTAAACAGTTTCTCTGTTTCGGAGGGTGCAGCATCTCCCACGGTAATAGTGATAGCATTCTTAGTACCATCAATATCATCGGTAAGCCACTTAATTAGGTTTTCAAAAGAGGAACCTGCAGTAATTACCGGCTTAATATATTCCGAGTTCTTAGCAAATGCACTAAGAGCAAGGTAATCTACCGAAGTGTTATTGTTATCATCGGCAGTTTTGTAGGTTATTACTGGACCCTGTTCAAGTACTTGCCCATTAGCCGAATAGATTTTATAATACAAGGTATTAGCTTGCTTATAAAAACCAACCTGGAAAGTATCTGCACTACCAATTGGATCTCCATATCCCTTGGTTACTAATCCAAAACTATAGGTAGTACTACCTGATTTGAAAGTAATCAGAGCAGAGGGTTTAGCCGAGTCGGGTACAGCAGAAGCAACTGAAATCCCATCTTCTGAATCTTTAGCTTTTCTTGCCGCAGCCTGAGAAGCAGTTACTGTACCTTGAGTAGCTCCTTTGCCAAGTACTCGAATAACACGAAGCTTAGAACCACCTTGCAAAGCCTTTTCGATATTTGATACAGAACCATCGGGTACAATTTCAGAACCATAGATTCTTTGGAACTGAGAGAATGTAGAGATGATTTCTGAGGGGTCATCGTATGGACCTTTAGTAGTTCTAGCCAATACACAAGAAACTCCTAACATGGGAGTAGTTTGAAGAACATTGTTGTTCTTAAACTTAAAATCAACATGAGGTGAAGTTGGCATAATTCTATTGTGATTAAAGTTAATTACTCGTTTAATTTATACCCTAGAGTATTGTACCTATACCTTAGGTACTTTTAACTCTAGCATCTCATTTTCGTTTTGTTCTAACAATCCAATGAGAACTGAGATATCCTTGATAGGTGTAAGTGTACCTTCTTCCAAAAGCTTTTCTGGGAGAATACCATCTTTACATACATAGGTATATACCTTTTCGAGTATACCATGTTCTACATCGGGATGGTCATAATAATTACCAATTTCAATGAATAGGTTTCCGGTGGGAGCAAGCCTGCCCTTTTCCCATTCCTCTAAGTCATTGAAGTATGGTCTCACGTATCCTCTAGCAGGTAAGCCAGTATATAAGATTGTATGTAGCAACCTCATATCGGCTTGTGTTTGAGAAACTAGATGTACATCTATGGTAATATCTTTAGTTTCATAAGGAAACTCTGAAGCTTGGTAATTACCATCCTCAAGTTTATCACCAATGATGTATTTATTCACACCAATATCTCCAGCATAATAACCCTGTAGTTCTATGGTTATTCTTGGGAGAGTCTTTGGGCCTTTTACTTGATTATTCCCTATACCAAAAAGTGGTATAAACTTCTTCATACCTTTGATTGCCTCTTGAAATCTTTTTTCGTTTTCTTGAGACAAAGGTAAGAAGTCTTCTGGGTTTAAGGTAAGACCCATTTCCAACATTGTACTAAGTAGAGAGATATAAAAAGTTCTTTCTACTATTTCTTCTGAGTTTACCATTAAAGTCCTAATCTAATATTTAATTGAACACTTTGATTGCCATTGTCATTAATATACCCATTATAAGTTACCTGAATACCTCCAAAACCACTCATTATGGTTTGTAAATGACCAACACAATTTAATTCACTAACCCATTGAGTAGCAATATTTGAAGGATAATCGGTAAGCCATACTTTAAAGGGTATTGGTTCTGAACCAATACCTCCAGGGAATTGACCCTCTATTGTCTTACTTATATCGGTTATCTTAAATTGTTTTATAAATTTAGCAACTTGAATACCGTTGATAAGGTAGTACTGATAACCCTTTACATTACTAATCTGAGCAGTACTAGTATTTTGACCAAGATTTGGGAATGGTATATTCGGGGTTGGTTCAAAGCCATACTTAGTAGTTCTAGTACCTGGAGATTGAGTTATATTTAAAACTATCTCAGTGTTAGGTTCTTGCTGTGAGATAATCTTAACTATAGCAGTTCTTTCCAAGGGGTCATAGTTACTGGGGTTATGTTCTTGATTAGTAGATTTAGTTTTGATAGTAAGCTTACCTGCGGCATTAGCTTCTCCAATTTCTTGGGTTACCTCTAACCAATCTGAGGAGCTTTCAACTTTCCAATCTACAGCACGATATTCATCTTGAGGCTTATTATCGATAAACTTCTGTTGGTAACTGTATACACCTATTTCTAGGGTCTCACCCCTTTTAGTACCATCGAAAGTATGGGAAGTAGTTTCTGGAGTGATACTAAAATAAGTTCCCCAGGTCTCTACTATTTTAGGAGCGGCCTTTTGTACCAGGGTTACTTCCCTTTCTACACCCTGAACTACTACCTTGAGAACCTGCTCTTTTATATTATTCATGTCTTCGTTTACTGCCTTAGGCTTTACCCTAATAGTTGCAGTACCAGTTCCGGATAAGGATGATATTTCGAAATCTGCTGCCATTATATAACCCTCCTTATTTCTTTTCTAATTTCATTACGTATTTCCTTTTGTAAGGCAGCTTTTCCACCAGCAGCCTTAAATGCAGGATTCCAAAGAGGACGAGGTGGTAAATTACCATCTCTACTACCATACTCTAACATGATAGCTATCTGATTCAAAGTCTTTCTTGAAGTCTTACCAGTATAGGTAATCTTCTTGATTCCAATTGGCAATCCGACGAAAGTTCTTTTCTTACCTTTTACCAAAGTAACTGAACGAGCATATTGCCCCGTAAGATTTAACATGGTATGGTCCCCATATTTCTTTAGGGTACCAGGAGCATGTGGTGGCCATGATACTCCTGAACCTCTTGGAGGAACACCCGTATTCAAACTTCGTCTTACTATACGAAGAAGTTGATTACCAAACTTTTCTGTACCTTTCGCATAACCCTTAGTTAAGATACTTGGAGTTTTGGCAATCAACCTTTCTGCACGAGCTTGTTCTCGTTTATCTACGTATATTTCTAGAGGGCCAACTGGAGTCGATAGTGTAATATTAACCGACTTACTTGGCATAATTCTTACTGTTGTTTAGGTTTATCCAATCCCAGCTCCTGAGCAATTCTCTGTAACAGAGTCTCTTGAGTGGAGATTCGTTGGTCCATGTATTGACGGAACTCCTCAAACCCTGGAGCAGGTTTACTTGGAGCAGAAGGTGATTGGTTAATTGAATTGAGAATGTTATCGCATTCAGAAACAATTGCCTCAAACTTTGGTCGATTGTTAAGTATATTCAAGGCATTATGTTTCTGCATAGTAACCTCATTAATTATATTCACTACATCGGTAGTATAATATACACCATTATAAATACCTTCATCAGATTGTGATGGCAAGTATACGGTGAGTTGTGATACCGAATCTTGGATTACCAATTCGACACTGTTAACAAAGTCGTCTTTAGCACCAGAGGCCATTGGTTTACTTTCTCCTACCTTTACGATTCTTGCTGTATCAAAAATAGGATAACCAGACCGTCTGTCTTTTTCTAATGTGAAAATCACTTCACCTTTCTGTACCTTTTGGAAAATCAATGTTCTTTCGTCCATAATCATCTTTTATTTATTAAGTTTAAACCAAATGAAACTGCACCTGGATTCCTTTGCATGAAGTCTACCAGGTTTAAGAATTGATAGTATCCAAATTGATTTATGAGTACCTGAGCTTTGTTTGCTACTTCTTGTGCAATCTCTATATTGGGAGCAGGTAGAGCTAATTGTATCTTGAATTCGGTGAGTTGTTCTTGTTCCATAATTCCTTAGTTTAATGAGTTAAAACGAAAAAAGGAGTACACCTAAAATAGATGCACTCCTTTTTAGTCATCCCGGCAAATTAAAAATTACCGAGCCGGTGTAGTTGTACCTTTTAAGGCAGCCACAACTTGATTGATAATGTTCTGGTCTCTCTGGGCATCTACCACTCGATTCAGACGGGCAATCTCCTGGTCCTTTGCAGTGTTCTCAATGAGACATTTGATTTCCTGTTGTCCATTCTTGAGGTCACAGCAGCAACGTTCCAGCTGAAGAGCCAAGTCTGATTTTACTTCTTTAATCAAACCTTTAGTTTCGCAGCAGCAATTCTGTTGTTCATGTTCCATGTGGCAGAGACGGTCCATAACACGATTGAAGCCTGCTCCCATTTGGTCACGAGAATCCCGGATATCCGAATTCGTTTTGTAACCCAGATCACAAAGACCTCTTTCGGTTGTGAAACGATTGTTAAGAATTTCTCTACCAACACCAGCAACATCTTTTGCAACTCCACTGATTTCTTGAGTTACTCCTCTGGCAGCATCAGAGATATCTTTATAGATACCTGCTTTTGCTTCCTGAACGGTAGACTCTACCTTCTGAATGTCAGCTTTAGTATCATTGATTTTGTCCCATACAGAAACTGCAGCAGCACCAAAACCACCACCTACCAATGCACCACCCACGGCTCCCCAACCGGAGCCCCAGCCAGAATTACGATTACCACAGCAACAATCATCGTTACAGCCTCTGTCCGCGATTACAACGCCATCGCCGGCACCTTTTACTTCTACTCCCCTAATTGTAAGGTTTTAAAGATTAATACTTAGGTTAATTATACATTAAATACAGAATAGTGTTGTATTTTTATTACCCCAAATTAAATACGTATTCATAAGTAATTGTAGCAGCATTCTGAGTTATATTGACTGTAAGCTCCCAACCATCATCATCATTTTCTGCTTGCCTTAATTTAATGGTACCTGACCTTGTTGATTCTACGGTATTCTCTGTTAAGGTTAAAGTTAACCCATAGTTTCCCTTATCACTTGATAACGTTGTGATTGCTACATTTGTAACCCAACTTGGTTTTGAGGTTACAGTTAAAGCTAATGGGTATCTTGTACTTATTTCAGAACCGTTTATTACCTTAGTCTTAAAAGAATAAGCTACATCAACTGTAAAGTTATTACCTCCCAAAGCCGATAATCCAGTTCTGGAAGTAGTTCTAGAACCCGTAGGGGAAGTAAAAGCCAAATAATAATTATAAGATACACTTGCACCTCCCTGAGTGATATCCACATAATCAGAAGCCCCTCCATAAGAAGCAGTAACTCTAATAGACCTACTACTTGTACTGGTATTCTCAGAAGCACTAAGTGTAGTACCTGATAGACTAAATCCTGAGGTACCATTGGTACTTAAACTCGGAGTAGCACTATTAGAGCCATCCCTTGTATTTGAACCCGAAGTATAATTCGCATATCTTGGTCTACTAGCACTTGGGTACAAAGTTACACTACCTCCAGTATTACCGATGGTATAAGAATTTGCCGTTAAGCTTACACTCCAAGAGCCATAGGTATACCCAGTAAATTCGTTTGCTGCCTGGTATACTGGTACACTTACAGATTTGGTTTTACCATTTAGTGATAAGGTACCAGTAAGGGTTCCTACTTGGGTTCTAGATTTAACGGTAGTACCCAAAGAACCTGCACTAACTGCAGTACCATAACTAATGCTAGCACCGCTTGTAATTGTGCCTCCTCCAGTTGTAGAACCATTCCATCCCCAAGTCTGAGAATATGAGGGCATAGTTGAGAATGAACTTCTACTTCCTCCACTTGCAGGTATATCGGATACACTTCCTCCACTTACAGTGATTTCACTATAGGTTCTATAACCTGCAGATTGAGAACAACTGATAGTTAGTTTCTTATTGGTTTCTGCCTGAGTTAATACTACACTACCCGACTTTGCCGAAGTAGAAGTATTATTTGCCATAGTTACTGAAGTACCAGTACCGGTAACTCCGGTATTAGCCCTGGTATAACTTAAGGGAATTTGATTACCATAGGTATGTCCATTTCGGTATTCCTGTTTATAAGAGGTTACAGTAAATGTTTTTGTTCCTCCAGTTGCCCCAAAAGACAGAGAAGTGGGATTCACTGAGAATGTTTGAGACCAACTTTGAGATGCTGCTGCCTGGGTAAATGTGAATTCCACGGTTTTACCAGATTCAGATTGAGTAGCCAACCCCTTACCAGACCTTGAGGTTAGGTCTAGATTCTCTGAAGCTTTCCAAGGCTTTCCATCTGCCGGCTTACTATAGTTAGTAATCCAACTTGGTTTACTGTTTATTACGTAATTAACACTAACCGCAGACCCATTAGCTACATTATCCCAATATTTCTGCTTCGTACTGGTAAACTCAAAACCAAAATTAGAACTACTGGGGTTACCTAAAGCATCAAAACTTATACTGGAGTATCTCAAAGTGAATGTATACTTATAAGTTACCTTATGAATATCTTCGAGTTTAACAGCTTCGTTATTACCATAGGAACTAGCATTGGAGATTTCCAAGCCAACGTAACTTTCCCCCGTTCCTGTAGAGGCGAGTGCTAACAATTCAGCCTTGGTAGGGCAGTCATTACCTGTCTTACCAAGGCCTACTTTAGTTTTGACAGCACTCCATGTTGCTATCTCTCCCATATTAATCTACATCTTTAAGATTTCTGAGTTCTGAGATTTCAGCCTTCAAAGCCTTAATCTCTTCGTAAAGAAGTTTAATACCTTCGATTGCCAGAGTAGACATCTTATGGTACTTAACTTGTTTTACCAATACATATTCTTCACCGTCGATAACAACCGTTTCGAATTCCTCAGGATTAGGAACTGAATCCTTAGTTCTTGGGTCTTCTTCCACATAATGGTTAAACCCTGCTGCTTCCAAACCTTGTGCAATGGTACCTTCATCTTCCTTACCATCCATGATAAAGGATTCTGTAGGTATACTGCAAATCTGTTCCAAAGTATGGGTTAATGGTTTGATGTTAGATTTCAATCTTTCATCGGAAGACTCTTTCCAGAAACCGGAAGGAGCAGTAGTCTTAGCAAATACTACCTGGTCAGTAGTTGCCAATCCCAATTGAGCTCTAGTTACTGTATGAGGATTATCCTTTCTACCTGCATGACTATTGATAGAAGTCTGAGCAGTAGTACCTGCAGCCTTAGCATCAGCAATAGCAGTAGCTTGAGCAGTAGATACTGGCTTATCAGCATCAGAAGTATTATTAACATTACCCAATCCAACCTGAGTTTTAGTAACTGTATGAGGATTAGATTTATTGGCAATGTGATTATTTACCTTAGTTTCTAAGGCAGTTACATCTGAACCAGTATCGGCAATCAAATCGTCAACGTAAGTTTTCAATTCTGTACGAAGAGCATTGATGGCATTAGTTCTATTGGTAATCTCATTTGCCAACCCCTGTACGGTATTATCCAAGTTAGTCTTATCTGCTGCAGTCATTACACCTGCAGTAGTCTTAGTTGCTGCAAGTATATCTCTAATTAAATCTGTAGCACCTTCATAAGTCTTACCCTCTGCACTCTTAGTTTTATTATTAAGAGTAGCTCTTACATTAGTTGAATTATGGGTAAGAGTGAATCCAGTAAGAATAATTCCTGGAAGAGAACTATTAAAGGTATCATGAGCATTATCTTTTGCAATACGGGCCTCTTGTTCAGCTTCAATAGCATCTGGTAAGGTTTGATTAAGCTTTATTACACTATCGGCATCCATCAGACCAGCTTCTTTAGTAGTGGCTGGAGTTAGAGGGATTACCATCCCATCGGGTTTATCAATGTAATGCCCTTGATCATCCGTAGCAGAATAGTTACATAAGATAATAACATTACGCTTATTTTTGTTAGCTATTGAAACCTTACTAATTAAATTTTTAGGCATGCTAGATACCACATCCTCAAGATGCTTACCTCTACTACCTTCGAAAGCAGTACCTGCGATTTCCCCAATGATAAGAGACGAAGTATTACTGTCTACGAATTTAGTACCTGACCAACGGAATTGGTATGGAGGTTCACCATCGGCAACATTTATATAAATCTTACCAGATTCTCCAACTACGGGAGTTTGGTGACCTGCATCCGTATACAATTGAACATTAGTAAGACCTCCAGTGGGGCTTACATCATAGGTAGCATATACTTCAAGTACATCATCTACATATGAAGGCAAATGGTTAGCAGGTACTAACCCCTTCCCATCCAATGGAGCAAAGCCATCAGCCTTACCCTTAGTTGCTACAAAGGCATCATGTTTAGCTTCTAGAGTATTAATATTATTCTGTAACTTAGTTTCAAGGGTAGTATCTGCCGCAGTTCTATCGGCAATCTCCTTATCAATCCTTGCACCCAATGCAGTATCAGCAGAAGTACGAGCAGTTGCTTCATCGTTTACAGCTTTAGTAAACTTGGTATCTAAAGCAGTATCTGCAGCTTTTCTATCAGCTACTTCTTGAGCAAGAGCGGCTTCTGATTTACCCTCCAAAGCTTCGATAGCATCTTTACGGTCCTGAACCTCTTGAGCAATAGCATTGGGTAATGTCTCATCCAGATTAACTTTATCTTGGGCGGTCATTACACCAGCTTTCTCTGTAGTAGCTGCTGGGATATAAGTAGTCTTATAATCTTCAGGCTCATGAGTATAAATACCCTCTTCTTTTTTAGAAGAGAAATTATGAGTTAAAGTAACATGACTACTTTGTTGACCTACCTCAACTGGTTTATCACCAGATAAGATAATAATATTATCTGGTATAGAATCAAACAGCTTCTTATCTGCTGCAGTTTGTACACCAGCTTTCTCTGTAGTAGAGGCAGGCAATGTAATAGGATTCTGTTCTACTGTACCATCTTCAACTACGGTCTTAGTTGCAGCTATACCTACTGTGGTTTCATTAGGTGTTACTGCACCAAGGGCAAAGTTAGCAGTAGAGATTCTATCCAATTCTACCTTATCTTTCGCAGTCATCGTACCAGCCTTAGTAGCCGATACCTGAGGCAAATCGAAAGTTTCGGTAGTATCAGCATTCAAACCGTTATCCTTAGTTACGGTTACTGTTACCTTATTAGCATCAGAAGCTGCAGAGAGATCAGTTAAAGAATTTGGGTCTAACCCATCTAACTTAACCTTGTCTGCTGCAGACATAACTCCAGCAAGAGTTTGAGTTACCGGAAGTAAATTCTTGGTAGCTTCTACTTCTTCACCATATTGGTTATTTGCCTTATCCTTGGTTGAAGTCTTTACTTTGAAAGAAAGCTGAGTATCTGTTCGGGTTACAGTACTAACATCGGTAACCATGGTGTCTGGCAAAGCATCGGAAGTACCTTCTTCAGCTTCCAATCTTTCTTCATGGTCATCGGTAATGTTAGTGAATTTATTATTTAAGGCAGTATCAGCATCGGTTCTGTCCTGAATTTCTTTATCGATACGTTTACCCAAAGCTGTATCGGCAGCAATACGGGCAGCTTCTTCTGCATCGATGTTATCCTGGAGAACTTTATCTGCGGCCTTTCTTTCCTCTCTCTCTGTATTAAGGTCAGAAGTATTCTGATCAATCTTTGCTTCCAACCGAATATCTTCAGCTTTACGAGCAGCAATTTCGTTATTTAACAGATCCGTAATGGCCGTATAATTACCATTGATATTATCCTGAATACCCTGGATTAATTCCAGGTTACGTTGGATATTAGCAGTATTCTGAGTTACCAGAGCATTAGTAGCATTCAGGGAAGTTAACAACTCTGTACGAGTTTCACTTACAAAAGTTCTCAGCTCATTTACCGTAGTAGTAAGAGTATTACTCAGGTTAGTGAATGATTGTTGTAAAGTATTATCTCCCTGTTCTCGTAAGTTCTTTTCGGCTTCAAGCTTATTCTCCAACTCTGTAAGCTTAGTAGTCATAGTTGCTGCAAAGTTGGGATCATCACCGAGAGCCTTAGCAATCTCGGCCAAAGTATCAAGTACCTCTGGAGCAGAGCCAATAATCTTTTGGATAGCTGCCTCTACTTGTTCTGCATTCTGAAAGTCAGAATCGTTTAATAACTCCGATACCTTAGTGATGTAGTTTGCATGTTCTTCGATGCCATCCAACTTGGCATACAGCAAGTCAGTGAAATCATTTGAAGAAAGTACCTTGCCATCTACCTTATCTACCTTCTTATCGTCCATTGCCTGGTCTGCAGCAATTCTATCTGCTTTCTCCTGAGCAACAGCATTACTGATAAGAGTATCTTGATTAGCTCTTTCAGTTGATTCTTTATCGATATTGGTTTGAAGTAAAGTATCTCCAGCTAAGCGGTCATTCTTTTCGGTAAGGATATCCTTATTAATACCAGCCATATCATCCTTGTGATTCTGAAGGTTGGTATCAATCTTGGCCTCAAGAGAAGTCTCTTTTGCAATAGCTCGGTCTTTCTCGGCATTAATAGCAGTGGTATTAGCATTTACCTTTGCTTTTAGTTCATTCATAGCATCGGTATTACCTACCTCTAGAGAATCAATACGAGTTCCTAAAGCATTATCACCTGCAATTCTATCTTCCTTCTCTTGATCTAACTTGAGGTTAAGTTTATCTACCTCGGATTCTAAAGCCTGTTTAGTATTATCCAATTTAGCAGTAAACTCCGTACTTAAAGCATTATCTGCAGCAGTACGATCTGCTATCTCTTTGTCAAGATTTACTTGAAGAACTTGGTCGGCAGCAATCCTTTCTACTCTCTCAGTATTAAGGTCTATATTAAGATTATCAATCCTAGAACTTAAGGCAGTATCGGCATTGGTACGGTCAACGATTTCCTCGTTAATCATATCCTTAACTTCCTTGTAGTTATCGCCTACAGTCTTGGTTAAGTTAGTGATTGCCTCTGAATTTCTTTCGATATTATGTTGGTTAGTAGCGATTGCCGTAGTATTGGCATTTACCTGCTCGGTAAGCTCATTACGCAAAGTATTGATAGACTCTTGCATACTCAAAGCCAAGTCTGAGATACGCTGGTTAACATTGGCCAGACTTTGAGTATATGCTTCATCAGCAGTCTTTCTTTCGGCAATCTCCTTATCCAAGTTAGCCTGAATTACTGCATCGGCATCTTTACGGTCTTGGATTTCCTTATTAAGGTTATCCCTTACAACCCCGAGTGCAGCATCTCCAGTAGCAGACTTATTGTCTACGTATTCTTTCAGTTTAGTTTCAAGGGCAGTATCTGCATCCTTACGAGCTTGAACTTCAGCAGCTACTTCAGCACTGTTTGCCTCATCCCCTGCAATACGGTCTTCGATTTCTTGGTTAACCTGTTCTGTAATTGCAGCCAACTTCCTAGTGATAGTAGTTGCAAAGTTGGGGTCATTTCCAAGGGCATCAGCAATTTCCTTAAGAGTATCAAGTACTTCAGGTGCTGAACCAATAATCTTTTGGATAGCCGCATTTACTTCCTCTTCAGTTTGGAAACCGGCATCATTGATAAGCTGAGAGAGATGGGTAATATAGTTTGCCTTTTCTTCTATGCCATCCAATTTAGCTTTGAGTATATCGGTAAAGTCGTTCTTAGTCAAAGAATAACCTTCACGTTTATCTACCTTCTTAGCATCAAGGTCTTTATCACCTTTTTCTCTAGCAGCAGCCTCGGCAGCAATAGCATTAAGCAATTGTTCTTTGTCTTCTACACCCTGCTCTTTTATATCCTCAATTTTGTGTTCGAGAACTAAATCCTGAGCAGCACGAGCAGTAGCCTCTGAATCTATATTGTTCTGTAATATCTGGTCTGCAGCAGTACGTGCTTGAGCTTCCTGGTCAATCTTACCTTGAAGAGCATTGTCTGCATTTGTACGATCTGTTACCTCTTTAGAGATTTCATTGTGAAGAACTTGGTCCTCAGAATGACGGTCTACCTTCTCTTGGTCAATCTTACCTTGAAGAGCTAAAGTATCAGCCTGGCGATTAGTGATTTCTTCATTAATCTTAGAATCCAGTACGGTATCTGCATTGGTACGATTTGCAGTTTCTTCAGCAATCTTTGCCTCGAGTGCGGCCTTATCATTGATATGGAGAGTCTTAAGGTTATTTACACTTTCCTTAATCTCATTATCGGCAGCGATACGTTCATCTTTTTCCTTTTGAATAAGGCCCTTGAGTTCTTTCTCAAGTTCGCCATTATCTTGATTTACCTTATCTTCAAGGTCTTTGATGTCTTCAGCATTCTTATCTACCTTCTTCTCAACTCGGTCGATTTCAGCTTTTAAGTCTGCCTTAACGGTATCAATCTTCTTATTGATTTGGTCTAACCCATATTCTAGGTTATCCTGAACTGCAGCTACTTCAGCACCCAGAGCAGCTTCGGCTTCCTTAGCACGATTAACCTCTTCGGTTAAAGCAGTACGAAGGTCGGTTAATTTATTAGTGATAGTAGTTGCAAAGTTGGGGTCATTGCCCAATGCTTCTGCCAACTCTTTAAGAGTATCAAGGGCATCATCAGCACCATCAACCAAATCACTAATCATCTGTTTAACTTCTTCCTCGGTTTGATATTTCAAATCATTCTCAAGCTGAGAAACTTTAGTGATATAATTTGCATGTTCTTCGATGCCATCAAGTTTAGCCTTCAACTCATCGGTAAAATCATTTTTCGATAAGTCGTATCCTTCTTTCTTATCTACCTTATTCTTGATAGAAAGTACGAAGGCCCAGAACTCATTTATAGTTCCTCCAAAGCCAGCTTTAACAAAGTCATCATAGTAACCCTGTAATAACCGCTGGTCTATTTCTTCGCAGGTATAATACTTACTTACATACATATTTTATAAAATTTAAGGATTAATTACTGCACGTTGACGACCCAGTAAGAATTCAGAATCGATATCCCTGAATGGTTCTCCCTCTGAACCACAGAAGGCATTCATTGGTACATCTGGATTTTCGGGGTCTACATCTCCACCGTCCTCAATATCTCCCCGTATGCAAGCATAATCAGGAAGCCTATTTACACGGAACTTTATTACCTGGCCTATACCAGGATGAGGTATTATTTTATCCCAGATATCCCCGAAGTAATCTTGAAAGCAGGTGACAAATTTGTTTCCGGTCATCGATTGAAATGCCGTTACATCATTGCCATTACCTTTCATTTCAATATGAACTCCAGAGGTACCATTGAGGATAACCCGATTACTATCAAACCAAATTCCACTGTTTGTAGTAATTGGTGTCCACCTCAGTACTAACATCTTTGCCATATACTTTATTTTTATTCTACAAATTCAACTTTGGTATCTCGGTCTCTCTTTAGGATAATCATGAAAACTAAAGCCTCGTCCTTTGCCTGAGCAGTCTGAGTATCTCCAGAAGGCTTATACGTTATACCATTAATTACAAACCTATCTTGTTCCCAATTAAAATCCCAATAACCTTCCGGTGTAAGATAACCGATTTGTTCTATATAAGATTTAGAAATTAGTATTGATAAGTTTTCATCATCCAATTCTCCTGAAATAGTTGCCTTATTGATAGGCCAGTTTCTGAAAGCATTGTAGTAACATAATGCCTCGATTTGGATGTTATAATATTTAGGTATACTATCTTCGGCATGACTGAGAAGCTGATTAACATGTTTGGCCCAGGTTATGGATTGCCTACCAGCATCCCAATCTAAGAAGTCAGTGATAATTTTCTTGTATCTATCCCAAGAGCGGTTCTTTACCATTCTCCAGGGTTCTTTTGTCATAACTTAGTTAGAATTGATTTCTTACCACCTTTCACTGGAGCACTTGGATTTGGCCCATCTAATACTCCAGGTTGCCTTCTGTTAACTACTTTTGGGACTACGGTTCTGAATACTTCATCACAGAATGGTAAGTAGATTTCCAATCGTGAAGCTAACATACAAAGGTTCTTCCTTAATTCATCTATTAATCCACCTGGTTGCATTGCTTGAGAAAGTGTTTTCCATAGGGAACTTGTAGCATCTGCCAAGGTATCATAATATTGCACTTCAGTAGGCCCAGTAGTGATTTGTTTAATCCTATCACCTCGGGCAAGTTCGGGTTTAGAAGTACCATCACCAGTTTGTTCTTTGGTAGAGGTTAATTGACTTAAGTATTCGGAAGTACTCGTTAATAGATTAAGTATCTTCACATTGAGAAAATCCCAGGCAGCCAATTCCATTATTAATTGGTTTTCTAGTGCTTCATACCATAATTCATCTGTATACTTATCTGGTGCAATTGTATGGTTTACTAGAGGTCCAATGTAATATTGCCACTTAGTGATGTAAATAGATTTCTCTTCCCTGGTCATCCCATCAGATATTTCTGATGGGATATAATGGTCGATTAAGTTATATATTGTATCGGCTAATGCCGTATGCCCATAATCACAAACTACCAGAGTCTTATCTACGGTGATATCTAAACCGCTAGAGTTAGTTACATGTAATGTTACGGTATAGAAACCGGGAGCTTCATAAGAATAGGAAACATGTCTTCCACCATTGAAAACCTCTCCCTTATCATCGCCAAAGTCCCAGTCAAAAATAGATTTGGCCGGGACTTTGGATATGACTCTGAATGAAACTTCCAGACCTGACGTAACGTACAAAAAGTCCAGATTGTTATTCATATTAGTCTGTCTTATGTAATTTTCATAGATTACCCTTTAGAAGAGGATTCGAATTCTTCTAGCAAAGCCTGAAGAATTGTTTCTACTGTATCATCTTTCTCGGCAACGATTTCATGAAGACCTGCTACCAGTTTCAGTTCTTCCAGGGAATATCCCTTTGCAAGTTTTTCAAGAGTCATGCCTTTCTTGAACTGAGCATTCAGTCTCTTATCCAACTTTTCTATGTCGGCCTCTGAATACTTTTCGATTTCTGATTTATCAGCAATGATAATCAGATGGCCAGAGGCAATTGCCTTCTGAATCTTTGGTGCACGGAATTGACGACGAGTGAGTTCTTTTTCTTCTCCTCTACAAATGGTAATACCAGTTGATTGGTCATGAAAACTGTAAGCTCTTGGTCCCACAGTTAATGTATATTTATCTTTAGCCATATTTTCTAAGATTTAAAAAGTGATAAAGAGAGGATGAGTCTTTTTAATTACCCACCCTCTCAGGGAATTTATATAGATGAAACCGGACTGCCCTTATTATTCGAGGTTAACCATCAAATATGGGTCTACGTTCATGAACTCGGGGAATCCGAATTCTGAGAACTTCTTGTCAGCAGCCAGCAATAGAGTTGCATCCTGGTACATCTTAGAGAAGCCAGTAGTCAAGCTTGCATAGATTGCCTGAGTCTGGTTAGAAACGATTCTTTCCGATTCAAGCATCAACTGACGAGCAGTAAGCTTAATCAAGGCAGCAGAGGTATCAATCAACAACAGCTGTTGGTCAGGTGTTCCCGGATGGATATAGAAGTCAGCATTCTTGGGAACCGGAGACTTCACATTCAGTGTAGCTTCGGTAGTACCAGAGTGACGGTCTTTAAATTCCGGCAAGTTCAGCATTTCGATTGCCTGGTCTTCACCACCAATCATAGTTTGGAAGTTACGTCCCATACGAGCAGCACGTACCCAAATATGCAGAAGGTCTTTGTAAGTGATACCGTTAGTTGTTTCGTATACACCGATTACCGGGGCAGACTCAGAGCCATCAGGGTTGTTACCATTGATAGCCACGTCCATAGCCAAAGTATCCAAAGCATAACCCAACTGAACACCGAAGTCACGAAGATAGATCCCCAAGACATCGAGTGAAACATAGTTACGAACTTCATCAGTAAGTTTGAAACCCTTTCCGATTTTGAAGAGGCTAACTGATTTTTGTCCGAAGCTAACATCACCCAATGGAATAGTTTCTGCTTCGTTAACCTTTGCAGGAGCAGCATCCGACATATTAACCATCGGCATGATTGCTTGCAAACCATTGATGGGTTGATCAGATGCAATGATGTTCGGATAGAACGGAGCCTGGCGCATACCCAATGTGATAGCAGCACGGATGATTTCCGGAACAATCCAACGAACATTCTGTTGAGGCATTGTAAAGATGTTCTGCATCGTGTCCACTTTTGGATTGATGCCTATCTTTTCAAAAAGTTCATCTTCTGAAATACCCCATTTACCGGTAACCAATTCTCCAAAAGTTACCTCTACAGGCTTCTTGTCCTGTGAACCGGAACGAACAGCTTCCAAGCTTCTTACCATTTCCGGCAGCTCATTCATAAAATCCTGAGCCTTCAACTTTGTAATATCTATTTTATTTTCCATAACTTCTTTTCTCTTATTTGATGAGTACTTGAATTACCTCATTTGCCTCTTCTGCTGGATTAAGGGCAATGAACTGGGTTGAAGTTGCTTGGTTAGCTTTTACGAATCTATCGTTAAGCAATTCTCCATCGGGAGTTACATAGCCAGCTTCGATATTTTCGTTTGATACCCAGTTACAAATCATGTAACCTTCCATAGCTACTGTTACCTCTACCGGGAAATTTCTTTGAGGTTGATAAGCAGGGTTAACGTTATCCGTTACTGCTACACCCAAATAAACTTGAGTAGCTGTATCAGTGCAAGGGTAAATCAAACCTTCTTCATTCAAAGCCACTGGCATACCCTGTACGATTTTCTCTCCAGCTTTAACATTGAAAGCCTGGTGCAATTTGTGTGACTCACTTTTGTAAATCACCGCTCTCGGGGTTCTTTCCCCAAAGAGAGTAAGTTGCTGAGGGTCGTTTACGATTTTAGTTTTTTCCATAACGCGGATTATTTATATTAGTTATTTGATTTTGTTTCGATACAAGTTATCGATTACATTCTTAGTACTCGGAGATTCTGAATTCCGTTGGGTATCAGTACCCTGGGTTCCAGTTTTACCCTCGGTATCATCCTCAGCAATTGAGGAAGCACGGTTGACGTCCTTAGAACCACATTTTGAGCAAGTGAGAGGGAACTTCTCTTCCAAGCGAGCTTGGTAATCCTTGGTCAAGGAAATAAGAGTAGTAATACCAGTAGTCTCGGCATTGAGCATCGTAACGATTGTCTCATCTACCTTATCACCCATCAACTTCTTGTAGGTTTCTACGGCATTTTCACGTAGAGAAGCAATGTGATTCTTTCCTACGGTTGCCATTTCCTTCAAGTTAGCTACTTCGGCATTCAAGTTGGTAATCTGTTCCGTAAGAGAAGTTTTCTCTGTAGTAAGATTATCTACCGAAGTTTGCAATTCGTTTCTGGATGATACCAAAGTCTGAATGCAGGCAATTACATTTTCCTGATTCATCTCTTTACCTTCTTCCAGGGTAAGCATGTTATCCCCAAAAAGGCTTTCAAGAAATTTTAGTAATTCTTCGTTCATGTTATTTTTATTTGAATGATTATCCTTGGCATCATTATCATTAAAAGAACCCTGAGTATCGTCCTTTTCTTGATATGATGTTAAATCCGATTTGTAATCAGTAAAGAAGTATTGCTTCGATTTATCATCCCTATATTCTTCATAGGATGCCCAAGTTCTTTTGGCAAAAGTTGGGTTAATGATTTTACCATCCGAACCAATTTTCTGGGCAAATGAATCAGCTCCATGAGATACCAATGAAGTCTCCAGGTAACGAACTATCTCAGTAACCATTCTACGTACCATCACTCCCTTAGAATCATAGGTACCGAGTTTCTGATAGAATTCGTTATCCTCCATTTGAGGATGTGATTTATCCCACTTGAATTGTACTGTGACAGAGTTACTGTGAATTGAGGGTGGTTCCATAAGTATACCTCTAGCAATCCTTGGATTGGCTTTACCATCAATTTTCAGAATACCGTTGATACCTGCAGGTATAGTGAAACTTCCATCTTTGTAAGACTCTTGCCACATTACCTGAGATACAGCACCAATAGCATTACCTATGTTAGTTTCATGGTCACAGTTTACTGTTT